GAAATCCTTTAGAGGAGTAAGGGGATATTGCTAATTCCGCTATATGCTCGTCAAAAGTTATAGAGGTTATAACCCCCAAGTCAGTAATAAAAATTTCATGGTCTGGACCAAGTATAGAAGCTTTTGCCGATACTAGTTTTGGATAGGTCCACCTGTGCTTAGGGACTTTAAAACTGTTTCCTGTTTTTATGGCCTCTATGAACATAGAACCTTTTTCAAAAAGAAATATACCATCTGTTGGCGTTACGCATGTTACGCTTCCCATAATCAATCATTTTTTATTATAAGCACATAATCCGTTTTTGGCACCACTGCCGAGCTCCCGCGCTCCATGTCCCTAAGCTCGTGGGCAAGGCCCTGTCGGAGGTAGAGGTCTACTGTGGGGGCCATTATTATCAGTTTCATACCTCTCTTCTATTTTCGTTCACAGCAAATATAGAACAAATAATCGGTTTCAACAAACTTTAGGGTAATTATTTTTAAATTATTTTTTATCGCGCAGTAAATCAGGGAGTTATGAGGGACTGTGAATTTTTTATAAAAATAATGGTGGTATTGTTTGGTGATTAGAATATTTTTTGTATATTTGTACTTATTTACATTACGGAGTGACGATTTACCCAGACCACTTAAAAAGCTAGGGGAACAAGGAGAAAGAGGTAGTAGGACTGCCCGAAGTATCCGACCGTCTTAAAACAAGTATTCCTTGTAGCATGGGGCCAGTTGACGGGGGCCAAGCATCTTTGGGCCCGCGGGGGTCGTGTTAGTGTTAGCAACAGGGAGGTAGAGGACTAAACACCCTTGGGAGATATACCCACACCCGTTCAGAGTCAGTTTCAAGACAAATGAACGAGCGTTACGACAAAGCAATATAAGGAAAACCCTTATTTTTGTTTAAAGCGTAGCGTTCCCCGTTAGATATCGTTTCAATACTATTATAGTAGTTACTTAATAAAGTAGTAAATATTTAATAGGTACTTATATAGTAGTTACTTACTACATAAGTAATACTTATAGAACCTCCCCCCGAAGAGGGGTAGAACTTTAAAGAGGAGGAATAGTATAAATAATTTGGGCCGAAGATATCAAAGGCTAAAAATGTCAATTTAAATACATCTCGCTCACAAGGTCCTCAATTTTATTGTTATCCAGCAGGGCCGAAACGTACTTACTACTGTAGTACATTATGGAAGTGGTGTCATTAGAGTGGCCCATACCTTGTGAGTGGCCTATCTCATGTGCCATTATAAGCAAAATCTTCTCTTTGTACTTGCCCTTAAAAAAGGCATCCAATTGATAGGTGTTTATGTACACTTGATTTGTGTGCTTATTATACAGGCCTTCCAAAGACTTTCCTTGCAACACCGGGTCGTACGGGAGTGAGTCCATACTCTGTATGCTGGATACCTTGGAGTAGTCTATTACGATGCCTTTGGAGACGTAGATAGAGTCCAGCTCATTAAAGTATTTCAGTAGTCGAGCCTCTACGTGGGGCCTTCCCATCTTTTGTTCTTGGACGTAGTTAATGGGGCCGTGGTCGAAGGTGAAACCGAAGACGGTCAGTGTAAGGGCGAGTAATATAAATCTTTTTATCATGAATACAATATAACAAAAAAATCATTACCTTGCAACTATGAACTACAGAAAACATAAGATATCGGAAAAGGCCTCCGACCCTAATAAAAAGGTAGCGAGGCTGTACAGAAGGAAGGATTCAAAGATAAAGGACGCCCTATCTTTCAGGACGCCCAATAGTACGAAATTGGTGTAGAACGCCCGGGAGTATTCGAACCGAGACCTGCAAGGTCACAACCTACTATGCTCACCGTTTACAACAATGACACCATGTTAGTTGGAGCAGAAGGGGTCGAACCTCCGAGAGTTGGCTCAAAACCAACCATGTTACCACTACATCATACTCCAATTATATTCGTACTACCACGGGTAATCGAAACCCGATTTCAAGATTGAAAGTCTTGTGTCCTGACCATTTAGACGATGGTAGCATTAGGGCCATTGTTTTTTAAGGAGTTAAACGGCCAAACGTCTCTTTGTAGGGGAGGTAGGCCTCGAACCTACAGTCTCTCGGCTCCAAACCGAGCACGTTACCAATTTTGTCACATCCCGAAAATAAAAAGCCCCCACGTTTCCGGGGAGGCTTAATACGATAATATAAGTTTCTTACATCACACCATACCTATCCCTACCAGACGATTATTTCCGGTTGCTCTAGTAGCTGTGTATGTAAGTTGCGTACCGCAACAAAGCGTGTTGTTTTCATGATGGTACAAATATAAGTAAAATTATAATACAAACCAAATTTATCGTTGTTTTTTTCTAATAAAAGTTTTTACCAGAGTTTTTTGGGGAGAGTCTTTATCCTCTTTGTAGAAAAATACGCAGATAACCTCATTGGCACCTGTCCTGTCGGACACTTTTGTAAGTTTCTCGAAGAACGTTTCGTATTCGTACATAGTGGCTATCAGTACAGGCTCCGGCATAGGTTTAAAAACTTGTATGCTGTCCAGAACGGGCTCCTGTGAGAACACTATAGACGAAATCAATAGTGCAAGTCCTAAGAATAGATTTTTCATATTACTTTTTCTTTTTTACGGTTGAGGATGCTTTTTTGCCGATGCTGGGACCAAAGTTACCTGCCTGATATACTCCCCTCGCTTTTCTGGCACTGGGGATAGTATCTTTTTTGGCCATTCTGGACATGTGCTGGCTCTCGGACTCTCCTCTTTTGTTGGCAGGGGAGCCGGAGAAGTATCCTGCCATGGATTTCTTGGCAGCATTCTTTTCGAGAGAGCTTCCATATTTTACCGCTGCGTAGTACGGGCTTATCGTGTCGTTAGCTTTGGAGGTGGATTTTTTTTTCTTGTCCTTGTCCCCCGGCCCGTTTTTTGTTGTTTTTGCCATTGTTACATTTTTAATGTTAGGTTGTAAAGGTACAAAAAAGAATTTAAATGGAATTGGGGGCCGGGGTCGAACCGGCATGGGATGGTTTTGCAGACGTCCCCCTTCTCCGTCAGGTTCCCCAATATAGATAATTATGTGCGACAGGCTGGAATCGAACCAACTCCTCCGGGGCTTCAAGCCGGCGCTTCTAACCAAGTTAGCTTCTGACGCAAGTAATAAAATAGACATCTGGAAATTTTATCAATTTTGGGCACGGTCATTAAGTGCGTTGCTTTCATCCAGCGACCATCACACCGTTTCACGGCATAAGTCTATTTTAATTAGCGCGAGTGAAGAGATTCGAACTCTTACGGTACAGTTTTGGAGACCGACCGGCACAACCTGCGCTCACAAGCATTAAAGAGGGCAAGGTAGGATTCGAACCTACGATGGAGCTTTTGCTCGCCAGCTTAACAGGCTGAACCGTTCGTCCACTACGGCAACTTACCCTTATAATAGAAGAGGGCAGCGTACTCGAAACGCAAGGTACTACCCTCGATAGTATTAGCAATACCTCCTGAACACCTGCTCAGTTTACCCTCTATTAGAATATTCTATAACCTCTTTACATAACTGTAGGTATTCATCTACCATCATATCACTTTTCGAGTAATTAGCCTCTCTGCACAGTAGTCCTAAGTTACTTAAGGTATTCTTACCCCCCTTGGACACCGGAATAATGTGGTCAAAGTGATAAGATTTACTATCTAATAAATCTATTCTTCTGCCCGTCAAATAGCAAATAGGATTATGTCCAAATTTTTTAATAGCATCTTTTACTGTGAAATTATAATCTCTCCCCTCTTTAAAAGAGCCTCCATTTCCTCTATTCCTTTGAAAATCATTTACCCTTATCTTGTTTGCCCTTGACAAAAACTTTTCAAGTTTGCCCACTACAGGGTTTGTTCTTCTTTTTCTAGTTCTGGCTAGAGTTTTAGTTTTTTGACCTTCTCCACAATAATAACTCACTGTGCCTTTGCTGCAACCTAGCTCTTTTATAATTTCGTTGTAGGTTTTACCCGAGCTTCTTAATTTTAATATTTGTCCTTTCATAGTTTTATTTTAGTTCGAATCAAAAGTACGAAAAATAATTGAACAAATATATTGTAGTGGGTAAAGGAATCGAACCCTCATCAGTCCCCCGATAGCCCGGTTTTCAAGACCGGTTCGCAACCTCTGCGCTACCCACTAAATGTGCCACCTGGTGGAGTCGAACCACCCGAGTCGTTAAACAACAGATTTACAGTCTGCCCCGCTACCCCTACGGTATAAAATGGCATAAAACAAAAAACCCCTCGTTAGGAGACGAAGGGTTAAATGAATCAAAATCAAAAAACGAAAACAGTTATATGAGTTTGTAGACATAGGAATCCCCTTCAACATTGCCGGAGCAATTCGAATACCAAAAGGAATTATATGTGTTTAATGTTTTCATGCTGCTAATATACAACTTTTTTTGATACCTACAAACTTTTATACAATTTTTTTATTTTATTCCAAATCTCTCTTTCACTTTCGGCCACAACCGGTGATTTTTATCAAAGCCGACCATTGTCTCGTGTACGTATTCCTCCGGTGGAAAGCGCTTGGGGCATACGTACTGGGAAAGTCTTCTTGCATATTGGTCGAGCTGGTCGAAGTGTTGGTCGGTCACCATCGGCTTGGAGAGCTCGTAGTACAGGTACTTGTGGTACAGTAGCAGCTCCTCGGCGTTCTGGAAGTTGATTTCGTGTATCTCCTGTTGGTTTTTTTTAGGTATAAAATCCGTCATGGTCAAAGATACGAAATTCTTTTGTAACTACCAAATTTGTTGGGGTAGAGGGAATCGAACCCGTCCCCACGGACATATAAGGTCCGCTAACCTACCTAGGCTTACCCCAATTTGAACAGGGAGGGGGATTCGAACTCCCGGGGCCTTTCGGCATGGGGTTATGAGCCCCACAAGCTTCCTCTACTGACTGCCCCGCTAAATTAGCGAAAGACGAGGTTCGAACTCGCTAACTCCTGCTTGGAAGGCAGGCGCCATTCCTCTATGACCTCTTTCGCAGTTGTAGGAGTGGCAAGATTCGAACTTGCACTCACTCAGGTATCAGCTGAGTACTTTAACCAATTAAGCTACACTCCTGTTTCATTTCCTTGTCAAGGATTTTATCCTCAAGAATCTTCTTATCTATTCCAGTACAATATTCACACCGGCACTTATAAAAAACTCCTTCGGCATACCTTCCTTCTCTAAATTTTAAGCCGTTTCTACTTTTTCTGTACGTTCTGCTCATATATTGTACTCTTAAATCTGCTTATAATAGCGATTATTAGTTGGAAGGCTTATTATTAGGCAAGTTTTCGTCAGCTAAACTAACAGGCCAATAAAAAACCCTCTCTTTTTAGGGAGAAGGTTTATGTGTAATTTAATGTACTATCGACATTACAGCATAAAAATCCTCCCCGAGGGTTTATCCTTACCTCCGGTTCTGATTACTGTCGCTATGATGGCTGTTGAGTACATTGAAAATGTTTCTTTTTAATCGTTCAGGTACAAATATAAGTAAAATTATAATACAAACCAAACTCATATCAAATTATTTTTAAAAAGATTAAAATAGAACTGTTTTTGGGTCTATTTTTAGGCCAAAAATTCGGTATAAAATCCGTCATTGTTAAAGAATGTTAAAACTTGCATGATTTTTCAAAAATTCACAGAGATATTTCGCTTAAACCGCTTTAAGTCATAGTATATTTTAAGGGCTCGCGGCCGAAAAGGAAATCGAATTTCTGCGAGGGGGCGGGGGTCCTGTTTGAGATTTTTCTGTCAAAAGTTTTAGCTTTTTTATGGCCTAACCATCTGTGTTCCAATAGCTTATACGAATACCTTGTGTATCCTTGTGCCAGTTTTTTATAGCTTGTTTATGTATAAGTAAAGTGTGTTAAACAGGTATTTAACTAACTTTATTAGGGTAGGAAATTGCCCTTCTATGTGTTTTGTCTATGGGCAGTTATTGCTGCTATAGATTCTGTCTATGATGGCCTTGACCCACCCCGGCACAATCTACCAACGGCATGCCCTCCCAACGCCATGACCTGCCCCTATCGTGGCTATATTCCCGCATACGCACACACGTAATTATCCTGCCCACGTGCGGGTATATATCTACACGCCCGCCCGCTCCCGCATCATGCATCCTTAAGTCGCCCTTTGACTACATTTCATCGGATTTTCCTGCATTTCATCGATTTTTTTATTGTTTTTCGGGAAAGTTGCCGTATGTTTGGGGTGTTGAAAGTCGGAAACGGCAAAACGTTCTTTACAAGCGATATTATAAAAACAGGCGTATGTGTATAGCTAGCATAACGTGAAAGTGCAACCCGAATAAAGTAGGTCATGTACAAGTAACCGCTAGGGGCTGCATAACACCGAGCAAAATCGCAAGTGTTGGACGAATCAACACAAGTTCTTTGAAGTACTGTAATCTTACCAAGCGCAAACAAGCGTTATAAACTCCATAGGTATGGAAGGCGTTAAAACCTTTAATTGTCCTGTAATTCCGCAGGGAAGGGGGTCAGAGTCTTTTAAATTCGTTCCCCCCTTTAAGTTGATAATTTGGGCCAATCTTTTGTAAGAGCACAAATATTTGGGTCAACAAGTAATAAACATTCACCGTATGGACAATTAGTGGCAAAGTAGGGCAAGCCCTTGACCGTCCCAACGCTTGGCAAAGCAAGATTACATGACATAGTTTGTATATGGTAACTGGAAAGCATTAAGAGTAAGTGGTACATTACATTGTGCCTTTAAACATTCTCCCACCCGTGCCACATCCATTACAAGCGTTTGAAAGCAATTAAAAGAACCAACGTCCGTTGTTATACGGCCCACTGGTCACGCCACCGCAAAATGGCGTAAAAATTCCGTTATGGGTAGAGGGATTTACACCCCTTAAACACTACTGATAATTGCCGTAACGGGGCATGAGTTAACTACTATTGTAGAGCATGCCCGTAAAAATCCGACAATTTGGCGCCCAAAGTATGTAAAGGGTAAACAGTCCAAAAACTAGATAAATATAATTGTAACTATGGGGATTTTTATAATAAACAAAAAACATACATTGAAATGATGGTGTACCTCTTTAAGGTTCAGGCACATTTAACACCATTGAAATGTAAAGCGCCTTTAATACTTATTATACTGGCTATGCGGGCGTAGTGAATATCCCGCATGGCACCAACACAATTTTTAAACTAAAACAATGGCAATATTGCCGTAACAAACAAATTAATACTTAATATTATGGAAACTATTATCGACACAAAAAAAGTAAAAGCGGTCGTTAAGACTGGGGAGAAAAAAGGCCAAGGCATTTACGCAACCCAAGTATTGGGCGTTAACAGGGCCCTGAAGGTAGAAACAAGGTCTTTGGGCGGGTGTATCAAGACGCTTTTGAATTTCAGCAATGAGATAGGTTTGGATGCACAAAGGGTGAAAGTATTGCGCTTTGTACAAAAGGATAATGAAGCGTTCAAATCCTTTAAAGGTATTGTCCGTATCTCCAAGGCCGGAAATTACAGCCCTTTTTATGTGCTGCAAGCTTTGAACAAAAACTTGGCCAATTCCACAAAGGAGGACGCTAAAAAGGTGACCGCAAAGAAGGAAAGCGTTAAGGTAACTGCCTAACATCACACCTAAATATTTGATTACAATAACCCTGCACAACCAAACCGTGCGGGGTTTTTATTTACCCCAATAGCACAGCGATTTAACGCCAATGAAACCGGTATGCCCTAAAATAATACGGGCTTGTGGGTTCGAATCCCATCTTTGGCACGGAATTAAAACAACTAAATCCTAACACCATGAAAGTATCTAAATCAACATTTTGGGGAGTCGCGTTTGTATTAATCCTGTTATTGATGGGAGCGACCGAGTATTTGATTACGCTTTAATCCAATGGCGTAAATGGCCCGTTCGTCTAACGGATATAAGGACGTGCGGTTTTCAACCGTAAAATGGCGAGTTCGATTCTCCCACGGGCTACTAATAAATATAAAATCCAAAACACACTGAACCATGGAAGACATAATAAGGTTCAGCGAATGGGCCAAGGGGCTGGGATACAACCTAGACAACCTTAGTTTTAAGGACGCAACTCTCCTGCACTTGGATTGTATAGAGCTGCTAGAGAAAAAAGAAACTGAGTACGGATATCAAAAAGAAAAATCATGAAAGTAAAGGTAAAAAGTATAGGTAAGGATGGCCTGAGGTCAACTACTTGGGTAGACCGGGACGAAGTATACGAAACAAAGCCGGGAATATCTGCCGGTTTTTATGTGAAAGGGCACTACTGCATACCAAACCACTGCGCACACATAGGAGGGTACGGCTCAGAATGGGAAATTATAAAGGACGAAAAGGACGAAAGTCACAGTTTCTTAAAAGGACTCTGGAAATCCATTAAGTCCCTGTTCAATGTATTCACTATCATAATCCTTATATTCGCTCTTTCCTCTTCCTGCGCTTCGGGAAAGCGTGACAGGGTGGAGGTTTCGGTAATATCGAACAACGGTTGTTGTAAGTACGATATAAATACCGACAATACCATCACCTACCACGGGCCCAACAAAGAAAAAATTACTTACTGGTTCGCAGGCCCCGAAGGTGCAAAGGGTATAATTGATGACATAGAGGACAATTGTAGGGATAACCATAAATAGAGGGAAATCATGAGTATACCAATAGGAACAAAGGTAATTATAATCGGCGAACTGAATCCGAACAGCCCTTCGTACGACCAAAGTAGGCGAAGGGGGCATCACGTAGGGCACTGCTTAAAGGACGGCTCGATAGGGGAGATAAGGGGGACAAGCAACGGCTACGGTGGAGTGGACGTGTATAGAATAAGTGGGGAGCGGTGCAAAGTTTTGTGCAAGGGTCTCCCGTTTTGGTACCCCACCCCCCAGACACTCCACAAAGGACAATTTAAAATAATCAAGGATGACAACACAGGAATGGTACAACAGGATGACGGAACTGAACAGGTTGGCGGAGCAGATACCTAAACGGGATTTTGACTTGGCCTTCGACTGTATGGACATATCCGATTGCGAGAGCGGTACAAGGGTAAGAAGGGTAATGAAACTATTTAAAAACTAAGGTATGAACAATTACTTAATGGCAGCAGCAATATTCGCTTTCGCAGCATTGCTCGCGGCAAAGGCAAGAAGGGAAGACATTCACTATCAAAACTCGAAACATGGAACAAGGACAAAGAACAGTAACAGGACCAAAGCGCAGGCGGAGGAGGATGCTATCGATAGAGGAGAGGAGCATACAGAAAATCCAGATTTTGGAGGGCTGTACGCAAAAAGGGGCTATCCGTCTCTACCATTTCAGGCTGGAATGCAGGGGACTGGTGCAGATGGGGAATATAGCGTAGATATTCAAAGAGGGGGCACCTCCTACGAAGAATGGCTCGCACAGGTAGAGCACCAATCCTTTATCGAAGAGATGAGGATGGACCTTGAGAGGGGCGGGATAATGATGGGGGATTTGGGTCTGTAAGGATATAAATAAACATTACTTATAAACATTACTTATAAACATTAATCGTAAATATCAATACCATCATGAAAATACCAAAACTGTACGTGGGCGCCACTGGAATTGGCAAGACCCAGAAGATAAAACAGCAATACGACTACGTTGAAGTATTACTATTATCCAGTATGACCGAGGAGGATATATCCGGAATCCCCTATAGGGAAGGCGACTTCGAAAAGAGGGCAATCCCGCCGTTTGTGGCAAGGTTGCAACAAGCTTCCCTGAAAAACCAAAAAGTGTGCCTTTTACTCGACGAAATGGACAAAGCAAGAAGGGAAGTTTCCGACACTTTGTTAACACTGGTAACCAATCAGGAACTGTTCGGGATACCCGAAAGCGTAGATGTAATTGCTTGTGCCAATCCTCCTGAGTGGGGTGGCGGAGACGGAGTTTCGATACCTATGATGAACAGGTTTACGATAATAAACGCTGTTCCTGACGTTGTTGGTTTTATAAGTTTCATCACAAACAAGTACGGACACCTCGACAATGATTTTATCCAAAGCTTTGTTGACAGGATAAAAAATAGGGAAATCCCCTTGTTGGAACGTATTGGTGAGGATTTTGAACTTCGAACAACAAGTCCACGGAGTTTGGAAATGGCAATCTCCGCTTCACTGGACAAGGCTTTGAAGACCGATGAAAAAAAGGAGATAATAAAAGGGTTGTTGACGACCAATGCAGCAAGCGGGATGATAAGCCTGTTTAAGTCGAACGCTAACAAAGGGGAGGGTGGAGCTGATATACAGGCAATATCTAGAAGCGTAGGCGGAAGGGCCCTACAAAAACCGTTGAGGTTCGATTGATTGTCTGACCTAAACTAAATATAACAAAAACAAATATTAACTTTTAAATTAAACAAAAATGAAAAATTTTAAGATTTTTACTATTGCAGGTGGGTTTTATTTCTTTGGAGAGGAGATAAATGCCCCCGAAGGTTTCGTTTCCCTTACAAATGCATCAATGTTCAGAAAGTTCGGTGGTGGTAAAGGGTTGCCCGGGGTTGCTTCTAATAGAGACGGGGCGACTGTCCACCTTGACCAGTTCGACAAGGACGAAACCCTAACATTTCCACTATCAGCCGTGTATGCAATCCTTCCTTCGAAGAACCTTTATGAGTTCAAAGGCACCACTTTAAATGGATAGCATAGAGGAGGTAAGGTTTAGTGGGACTTCTCCAAGCATAGGATACACTGACTATATTAAAATATATACCAGCACGTCTGTAAGAGGGAAGTACCTACAGACCTTGCGTAGCCACGAAAAATCCCACATCTGGTTGCAACACTATCAAAGGGGTCAAAGGATATTAGGGCTGGACCATAAAAAATGGAACATTGCCTGCGACCTTGAAATAGCATTATATATTTACTCCGATAAGGATAACAATAATATAGCCGAACCAAGGTCGCCTTTGAAAGGGGGCATTATCACAAAGGATTGCGATAAATACCCTAATTGTGTATATGCGGAAGATTTTTATTCTGAGCTCCTAAAATCCGATGAAAATCAACTCAATTCTACTGATGTAGACGGTAATACGGAAATCCGACCACTTGGGCCCGAAGAACTCGAAGAGCTTCTAGATAAACTAACCAGTGTTGATTCATTAATTGAAAAGGCTGTTTCGGAAATTAATGAAATAATCGATGCTTCAAGGCTGACCTCACTACAAGAGGATGTATCAAAAGTGGATATAAAGCCTAGTCTAGCAAGTGAAATAGACAGGTATTTAGGCAGGTTTAAGGTACGTAGGGAAAAATCTTATAAAAGACCCAATAGAAGGGGCCATAATGACGAGCTTTTGAGGAAAGGAGTTTCGTCTAAAAGGAAAGCACCGACCTTGACCATCTACGTAGACAGGTCGGGGAGTTTTGACGAAACCAAGACAAGGTCTGCCAATGATACACTAAATAAGGTAGTATTGAAGTATAGAGGGGGTATAAATAAGGATGTTTTGTACTTCAACGATGTTCTGTTGCAAAAAGACCCGATTAAAGGCGGTGGTGGTACGAATTATAAAGTGGTTATTGATAACATAATAAAAGATATGTCACAACTATCGGTCATAATAACCGACGACGATAGTTGTGACATCGAAACGCTGCCAAAAAATATTTCTAATATATTGGTAATGGGGATAGGGGTAAGGACACAAGTGGCAAAAGTCCTCGGTGTGAAGGAGTTGATTATATAACCTAAACAAAACACTATGGAATTACCCAACGGCAACGGCAACGGCGACGGCTACGGCTACGGCGACGGCGACGGCTACGGCTACGGCGACGGCTACGGCGACGGCTACGGCTACGGCTACGGCTACGGCGACGGCGACGGCGGCGGCTACGGCTACGGCGACGGCTACGGCTACGGCTACGGCGACGGCGACGGCAACGGCAACGGCGACGGCGACGGCGACGGCTACGGCAACTATCCTTACGTGCTGTTGATTATATAACCTAAACAAAACACTATGGAATTACCCAACGGCTACGGCAACGGCTACGGCTACGGCAACGGCGACGGCTACGGCTACGGCAACGGCTACGGCGACGGCGACGGCTACGGCTACGGCGACGGCTACGGCGACGGCTACGGCTACGGCTACGGCTACGGCAACGGCAACGGCTACGGCGACGGCGACGGCTACGGCAATTATCCTTACGTGCTGTTGATTATATAGCCTAAACAAAACACTATGGAATTACCCAACGGCTACGGCTACGGCAACGGCGACGGCTACGGCAACGGCTACGGCTACGGCTACGGCAACGGCAACGGCAACGGCTACGGCAACGGCTACGGCAACGGCGACGGCTACGGCGACGGCTACGGCTACGGCAACGGCTACGGCTACGGCAACGGCTACGGCAACGGCTACGGCGACGGCTACGGCAACGGCTACGGCAACGGCTACGGCGACGGCAACGGCAACTATCCTTACGTGCTGTTGATTATATAACCTAAACAAAACACTATGGAATTACCCAACGGCGACGGCTACGGCTACGGCTACGGCTACGGCTACGGCAACGGCTACGGCAACGGCAACGGCGACGGCGACGGCGACGGCAACGGCAACGGCTACGGCGACGGCTACGGCTACGGCAACGGCAACGGCAACGGCTACGGCGACGGCGACGGCGACGGCGACGGCTACGGCAACTATCCTTACGTGCTGTTGATTATATAACCTAAACAAAACACTATGGAATTACCCAACGGCGACGGCTACGGCTACGGCTACGGCAACGGCTACGGCTACGGCTACGGCAACGGCTACGGCTACGGCTACGGCAACGGCTACGGCTACGGCAACGGCAACGGCTACGGCGACGGCTACGGCTACGGCTACGGCTACGGCGACGGCTACGGAGACGGCTACGGCTACGGCTACGGCAACGGCAACGGCAACGGCTACGGCAACGGCAACGGCTACGGCGACGGCGACGGCTACGGCTACGGCAATTATCCTTACGTGCTGTTGATTATATAACCTAAACAAAACACTATGGAATTACCCAACGGCGACGGCGACGGCTACGGCTACGGCGACGGCAACGGCGACGGCGACGGCTACGGCTACGGCAACGGCTACGGCGACGGCTACGGCTACGGCTACGGCAACGGCTACGGCTACGGCTACGGCAACGGCAACGGCTACGGCTACGGCAACGGCAACGGCGACGGCTACGGCTACGGCTACGGCGACGGCTACGGCTACGGCAATTATCCTTACGTGCTGTTGATTATATAACCTAAACAAAACACTATGGAATTACCCAACGGCTACGGCAACGGCAACTATCCTTACGTGCTGTTGATTATATAGCCTAAACAAAACACTATCAAATGAACTGGACCGAATACGACAGGGACAACCCCCCGCCCATAGGAAAGTACGTGGTCAAGACTGAGACCACGATGGGCAATGTACATAGGATAGAAGCGACGTTGTCCTTCTCCGGTAAGAGTCCGAGTTGGAGCTGTACCAATCAAATAGTAACACATTTTTTGAACGAAAAAGAGGAAGACATGGATAAGGAAGGGATTATAGAAATGCTGCAAAAGAAGTTGAGGTACCAAGAGGACACGATGCCTTCCAGTGAGGAGAGCGACCACAAGGACGGGGTTAGGTTGGGCAGGATACTCCAACTGGAAGACCTTATAATGGAACTACAGAACAAAACATCGGGAATATGAGAAACATAATAAAGACCGTAGGCAAGTTGTCAGAGACCGTCGAGGGAGGGTTTACTCTAGAAGAGGCGCTTTTCAGATTAGAATTTCACAAGAGACAATCAAGGCCCGTCGAAACCTTTCACATATCCTACGATGACAAGAACCTTAATCTAGAGGAATGGGAAGAAGAGTGGGTGGAAGCTTGCTCAGAGAGGGATAAAAGACTTAGGAAATCCCTTGCGGAAGAGAGGAAGAACGGGATGTTGACTACAGAGGAAGTGTGGGAAAACTTGGATTGGGACGACTACGAACCTACGGACAGAGAACTGGAGTTTGGAATCGATAACGAAGATATTTACTATGAAAAAGAAGACTAGGGAAGTAGTATCATATGCATTCTTATGGATAGGAATGTTGGGCATGTTTTTATATACATATTTTAATTGGTAGTGGAGCTATATTAATATCTTAAAAGTAGGGTAGCTCAATTGGTCAGAGCGCGGGGCCCGATGCGCCCGATATGGCGGTTCGAATCCGTCCCCTACCACTGAAACCGGCAATATTGCCAAAACAATCATTAAACAATTATTATCATAATGAGCAAAGAAAGACTGATGGACGTCATGTCCGTGCAGACGGCAACGTATACGACCAAGGATATGGACGACTTCATCTATGAACGGTATTTGGAGCTGTCTAAAGACAACGAGGACAACTTCGACTTCCACTACGAGGTCGGTAACACCTACATTACGAAAGGAAAGGCCGACACGTACCCATGCGTAATCGCGCACACGGATACGGTGCACAAGATACACGATAACTTTACCGTGTTCGAAAAGGACGACATAATGTTCGCAATGGACATGTCCGAAGGGCTCCAAGTGGGAGTCGGTGGAGACGATAAGGTAGGGATATACGTGGCACTTGAGATGCTAAGGGAAGTTGGTGTAATCAAAGTTGCATTTTTCAGGGACGAGGAGCACGGATGCCTCGGAAGTATCGAGGCCGACATGAATTGGTTCAAAAACGTAGAGTTTGTACTACAGTGCGACAGGCAGGGGTACAAGGATTTCGTGAACACGATATTGGGGGATAAGCTTTTTGATAGGCCTTTCTCCTCGGCGATATCCACCATATTGGAAACCTACGGAAAAAAGGAGACCAATCAGGGCGGACTTACGGACGTGCACCAGCTTGTAAGTAACGGTCTGGATGTTTGCGTGGCCAATATGTCATGTGGGTATTACCGTCCACACTGCGACGATGAGGTCATAATCCTCAACGAAGTGTTCAGTACTAGGGACATGGTCTTCGCTATAATAACCTCTTTGGGCGGAAAGGTGTGGAAGAACAGCCTGTACGTAGATCGGAGAAAGTACAAGGCCAAGTCCCATAAGGGGAAAGGTTCTAAGGGGGCCGGCGGAAAAAGGCACTACACCGATTGGAGCGAGGAGAGCAAGCAGGATTGGTGGGAAGGCTATAAGTACGGACAGGGCGCGTCGTCTTGGAGAGACCTGTCCGAGAGGCATGGCGTTAAGATAGAGCAGGAACTGGACTACCCCTCCTCCGAAGACTTTACCGATGAGGACGCTTTCGAGCATTATGACCTCGAGACCTGTTGCAGCCAGTGCGGTACGGACGAAATAATGTTCGACAGTGCTCAGGATGCGGACTGGTGCTTTGCCTGCGACGAGTATACCAATATCTATAGCCATGCGGGGCCGGACTTAGAGGACGAACTCGACGAAGAGTACTTCAATAATTGGTTGGACAAGGAGGACGTAAATTCAGATTCACATTCACTATCAAAATCAAAATCAAAAATAAAATGAGTATAGAGGTCATTAACGTGCCGGTAGAAAATCAGCACATAAGCAGTAGCCTGATGGAAAAAATACTTTCCGTCAACAATAATACCTTGGTGGACATGCTTTTCAACATCTACAAAACAGAGGCTACCGGAAAAGGTATGAAGAACGTCACCGTGAACAACAAGGGCGAGATGACTTTTTTGCCAAAAGGGAAGGATTGCATAGCCAATACGCATACTTTCCCACCTACTTGGAAAAGCGATAACAGGCAGTCGGGCAGCTATGGCAAGGTCTTAAGAAAACTCTTGGTCGAGAACGGTGTAGAGCCCAAACTGATAAAGGCCAGCGAACTGGAGGCAATAGTAAACTCCCTCAAAGCTAGATACACGGTAGAGGGGGAGTTCGCAATCGTGAGCGGGGATGATATCACCAAGTACTATCTTGGCGAAAATTACGACTACGAGTTCAATATTGGAAGCTTGGGCTCCTCCTGTATGAGGCACGAAGGGGCGTGCCAAAGGGCCACAGAGTTCTATGCCAATAACGAAAATTGCCAAATGGTGATACTGAGGTCGCCGGACCCGGACGAGGATTTGATAAGGGGAAGGGCACTCCTTTGGACAGACAAGGAGGGAAGGAAATTTTTGGACAGGATATACGCCAACGATTATATCACAGAGGCGTTCAAGATGCTCGCAAGGACGAACGGTTGGTACAGAAAATCTTGCCAAGACCCCTGTTTCCCTACTTGGATTGGTCCGGACGATAAGGTATGTGAAATAAAAGCTAGGATATCCGTTGACACCGACTTTAAGCCAATACCCTACATGGATACGTTCTGTTGTTGGGATGATGGTTCGATAATGGCATATGACGACGGAGACTACGAGATTTATGCCCAGACCGAGCCGGAGAGTCAGGAATGTGAAGACAACGAGGATAGGGTGTACGATGAGGCAAATGATTGCTATATCGACAGGGACGAAGCTGTGTACCTTGGTTATAGGGATGTACATACCCACGTGGACAATGCTACCCAGTGCTCCATAGACGGAGAATGGTACCTATACGAACATTGTGTCTGTACGAACAGGTACGTCATGGTGTACGAGGGGTCCGACGAAATAACCTACGTAGACTCCGAAAATATGTGGTACCACAAAGAGGACACCCGTTACTGTGATTTCAACAACGACTATTATCCCGAAGACGAAGTAATGTGGGTAGAGGATTTGGACATGGACGTAAGGATTGTCGATGTGGACGAAGCCTACGACTTGGCAGGATGGGTCCTTGACGAGGACAGTGAGTGGGTAGAGGAACTTCCCGTGACCAACAACGAAGATTGATTTTAACAATTAAAACACTATCAAAATGTTCAACACCAGATACAGGGATGCCTACGGGAACGTAGAGAAATTGGATAGCAGGGTAAATCATTTCATAAACGGTAAATGCGTCAACCCCAAAGCTTGGAGCGAAAGTGAAATAGGGGATACTTTCGACGGAACGGGGCTCGTAGAGGCGCCCATTAAGGACGAGGTAGTTATCACAGGCAGTGTGAAGAAGTTCAGTTATTTCGACCACGATGCTAGGACGACCGTGTCCGTGGAGGTAAAATGAAAGTATCCGACTTCGTAGGAAACTACGCCCTGCACGAGCATTACGGTAGGGTATTCGTGGACGGCTCGCCCCCTAAGAGCAAGGCTATGGTGGATATAACCGTCAAGCAGCGCGGAAGGGGGTGGGACGAGCCCACGGAGACCTACAGAAGGTTCTTTATCGGCAGCTCGCTTAAATCGGACGGGTCTAGGTCGCTCAGGTGGGGATTTACCCACAAGGACGACTACGGTACCAAGGACCAAGTGAATATTAAAACATTGTCAAAATGGAAATAGAAAAAATGATTGCCACGGTACAGGTATACATACATTGGACCAAGGGCGTGAATGTGGACATAAGGCCGGACCTTCCGAGGGAGCTTCCGTTACTGATAATAGCCTACGATGTGGCCCATAAGTGGGTACAAAATAATATAAAATCTTCAAATATTGTGATATGAATGTAGTAATAATAGTATTTCTGTTAGTATTGGTAGTTATGCTGGTTCTAATAATGGACGAGCTTAAGTGGATTATAGCCCTCTTAAAGAAGGTCGTAAATACCCTACAAGGAATAAGTAACGAATTAAAACGTACGAATAAATGATTCTGGACTCAGTCGCAGCACTTTTAATATATGCGGCAATATACGCACAGAAGAAGAAAAAAGAGGACACCGGAAGTTCTCTCGACAATTTTGGATGGTCTCTTTTACAGGCCGTTCTTGTAGGAATAGCCGCGATAATCTTAAAAAGTAACCCGTTTATTTGGTAGTCCGGTTTATTTTTTGTAGGTTTGACTCGGTTTACTATTAAAGGCGAGGTACCTCCTTATGCAGAACGGTGCAAGAGTTTAAGTAAATCAATAGGATGAAAAAGGCTATATTATTAATTTTAACACTATTTTTAACCCCGACACCCTCCTTTTCAAACACAAAACCATTGTCGTTGGACGAAATTATGGAAGTATTGAAACACGTGGAGTCGAATAACGACCCAATGGCGGTAGGAGACGGCGGAGGTTCTTATGGAGTATTACAGATTCGAAGTGCGTGTGTTAAGGATGTAAACAGGCATTACGGCACTTATTACTCCCACGAGGACATGTTCCAAGCGGAGTGTGCGGAGGAAGTTTTTAAGCTATACGCTCGAATGGGTATCGACAGGTACGTAAAGAGACACGGTGTCCGTCCCAGTAACGAGATTATAGTAAGGTGGCACAATGGGGGAATATATCAGGGCCATCTAATCAGTGCGACCGAGGAGTACTACAGAAAGTACAAGCTTTGGAAAAAATTAATCGAATTAAAACTTTAAAAAACAAAGATTAAATTATGGGAGTAGCAGTTAACAAAAATTTGAAAGAGGGTACCAAGAGTCTTCCAAAAATCCTAGGCTTTGACGACGAGTCCATAAAAGACTTCGAGAAAAAGTACGTGGACTTCATGGAAGGGGAGCTGGAGAACCTCAGGACATCCGAAGAAGGCGTAAATTCTGCCGATGTGTACGACAGGGCAATGTCCACGTTCACCGGAAAGGACTTAGACCTGTTCATATCTCAGATTACCTCTCAGGCCATTATAATGGTGGTAGAGAATACTGAGCTTAGACAGAATACTTTGGCATCCCTTTTTGGTGGAATATGCGGTCCGGATTGCGACTGTGATTAGTGAATAAGGTAAGGGTATAAATGGGTACGTGGCTATATTGCCACGGGTCGGTTCGAATCCGGCATACCCCTCTAAGCAAATACAGGATGCTATGGAATGGCACAAATTTTATGAGAAAAGGGTGAACAGCTCTTATCAAGAGTACTTCGAGAGGAGGTACCAACCCTTTCTGGATACGGTATTGACTAGGGCTTTTGGAGGGGGAGTCGTTATCGACGCGGGATGCGGGATAGGTTCGGTATCCAAATACCTCAACAAGCGCGGAATATTTACGGTAGGGTTCGACCTTTGTCCGGATATGGTAGCACTGGCCTGTAAAAATGTTCCGGACAGCCTTTTTATGGTACGGGACATAAAAGGGTTCGAAAGCGACAGGACAGTAGTGACCCACGGAGTCCTAGAACACTTCGACGACGCCACTATCAAAGGGATACTAGAAAACTGCCCGGACTCGATACACTATGTGCCATTGGATAGGTACAAGGAGCCGTCTTTCGGCGACGAGAGGCTGTTGCCCAAAGAGTTTTGGGTTGACACATTTAGACCGAGGGCGTGGGAGACGTTTAACGAAGATAAGGATTTATATTTTGTAATGTGATGATTAGATACGACGTATTGGCCGAGATATTGAAGATAAACGAAGTGTTTCCCGAGCCACAGTGCTATCTGGTGGCTTTGCTACTGTCCTCACAGTTCCAAGGAGAGGTATATTACAACAACGACCATTGTGTGACAAAGATAGACGGGAACTACTATGACAAAGGGGGATTGGCCAATAAGAGGGTAGTAGGGGGAGATGCGCCATACCTCCCCTTGGAACTATTCGGAATTAAGCACAAGAGGGGGTTGATGAGGGCATTAATAACAAAACACAAAGACTTATGACACTTGACGAAACGACTTACTCAGAACCTTGGTTCGCTTGGCATCCGGTAATAACGGAGTGCGGCTCTTGGGCATGGTTGACATGGTTGAGGATAGAGGTGAACAATAACCCGATACACTGGGGACTTCCCCCGGTGGTTAAATACTATAGGATATGAAAAGATTTGTAATATTTATGATTACAGGAGCATTGCAGACACTTATAGCCCATTCTTTCGGACTGCACAGGGGGTTGGAGCACATGCAGTATGGAGACTCTTGGGGGTGGTATATATTTGAGTCTCTTTTTTACTCATTTATCCATTTAATAATCTACAGATGGTCAAAAAATAAATAAGGACATGAAGAAAGTAACAGGAAACGACTTAATAAAGTTGGGCTACAAACCTGCAAAATGGTTCGGGGAGGCCCTTAGTATCCTTAACCCAGAGCCTTGGGAGGACCCTTTTGAAGTCACCGAGGATATGATAAGGGTGGTATGCGATAAGCTATTGAACGTTTAAAACCTAATTAAAAAAGACATGAAATTAAGTCTAAAAGGAGTAACTAGGATTGTATTTTTAGTCGGGAGGTACGCTATTAAAATACCAAATTTTAAATACCAACATAATCACTTTTTACAAGGATGCTGCGCCAAGTGTCAAGATTATTATTAACTAAAATCACAAACATGAAAAAATTATTCAGTATTATCGCAATGACCTTATGCACCACTATCAGTGCACAAGAAACTACCCTGAACCTAAGCCCCGGGGTATTGGAGCAGAGTAATAAATTAGGGCTTGGCATAGCCAGTACAATAGGTTTGAACCAAGATATCCTTGGGAATACGGGAGTGGGCGTGGATTATACCTACGCAGTATTAAGGGGCAGGAATTTTCAACAGTCCTCCGCTAATGTTTACCACAAGGTAAATATTGCCGAGGGGCTGACGCTAAGGCCCAATGCCGGGGTGGCAAAACAGATTTCGGGAGGGTTGTACCCCTCCTTCGGTCTGGATATAATGGTCAGCGTGGGAGGCAGGGCAAAAGTGGTCTTGGGATGGACTCCTGTTATAAGGGGTCATTTCAGGGACGCCGAGACAGGGTGGTCGATGGTTACGGGGATGGGAGCAGAGTTTGGATTGTAATTAAAATCAGTTAAATATTATGATAAAAGTTGTAAAAATTTTACCAGAAGCCAATATTGTATTAATGTCTAGTCTAAGAGACTCGGATAGAGTAGGGGTAGAATTTCAGGACGGAACAAGGTCGTTCGTGGTAAGGGTAAAAAATGGAATGTACATAACGTGTTATCCCACTAATAATTACGGACACGGTAATAAGACCAGCGGAGATACTATTGAGGCCCTTTTGGACAAACTTTCCGATGCTTCGGAGATATTTGTATTCGATTCCGATAAAGAGCTGGGACAGTGGCTAGTAGAAAATCTGTAGTTATGGCGACAAGAACTTTAGTAATCGCCGACATCCACGGCGCGCTAAAAGCACTGGTCCAAGTGCTTCAAAGGAGCGGATACGACTCCAAAAAAGATAACCTCATCTTCTTGGGAGACTATGTGGACGGTTGGAGCCAGTCGGCAGAGGTAGTGGATTTTATAATAGGTTTGAAGGAGAAGGCCAAGTTTGAGATGAGGCACCCAGATTCGGTAATATGCCTGGAGGGCAACCACGACCAGTGGGTAGGGGAGTTTTTAATCTACGGTACGATTCCACAAGGTTGGTTGGAGAATGGAGGAAAAACTACTCTAAGGTCATACACATCTTTTTGGGAAGAAAACGGAAAGAGTTCCGAATCCCTCGACAGCCACAGGAGCTTTTTCAAATACCTTCATCCGTACTACGTGGATAACAAAAACCGCGCATTCGTACATGCCGGCTGTGACAGGGAGAAAGGTGTGGCCGGGACCCTGCCTTACCTAAGGGTATGGGACAGGAGCATGTGGGCACAAGTACTTTCGGGAGCGAAAGTAGAGGCCCATAACGAACTTTTTATAGGACATACCACTACCACGGCAATGAAGCTTAAAAGGCACTTAAGAGAGTATGAACTACAAACGGATAAGTCGGAAGGTATAACTATACCGGTAAACCGCCAGAACGTTTGGAACCTCGACACGGGTTGCGGATGGGATGGCAAGCTTACAGTACTAGATGTAGACACTAAGGAGTACTGGCAGAGTGACCTAGTATCTGAGCTATACTCAGGAGAGAGGGGTAGGATGTGATTAAATAAGATATATTAATTATGGGCATATTTCTAGGGACTATAAAGTTTAGTCTAAAGTTAAATGTCTTAGCGTAAAAACTTCCTAAATTATTTGGTGTTCTGAATCTTATTCCCTATATTTGTCCAAATCACACAGACACCTAATGCAGGAGACATACAAGAAAATTTACGAGATGGCCGAGTCGGAGCTGGCAGGCCACCCTTACGACTTCGGAACGGAGTCGGTATACATACACAAAGGGTTCAGGGTAAGCAAATCAATCAAGGGGGAATATTCTTGGAAGGACGTCAGGTTCGACGACTACTATGAAGAAGTGGACCCCCTTATTACCGAGAAGGTATTAGAATTGGGATTTGTAAAGGCCCTGACTCTCGTAATGATACACAATGACCATGACAAACTCGTCCAATTGGCGAGAAGGGTCATCAATATCGATAAGGAAATCGAGTATTGGGTAACTACGGCCACCGAAATCTACAATGAAAGAAGGGGGGAGATGGCCAAGGTAAACAGGAGCAAGACGCTTAGCCCGGAGACGAAGAAAAAGAGGAAGATTTCCTTGGACCGGAAGTACGAAAGGAGTAAGGCCCTCTTTGAGAAAAGGAGAAGGGTACTAAAAAGCGAAAAAGATGATGTGAAGGTAGACCATGTTTTTTACAGCAATAGGATTAAAACCTTTAAAGATTACTAAAAATTAACATTTAATTAAATTCAATTACTATGGGCATGAACACCAGAGGAGGGGGAGGCTCTTCCAACAAGACTTATCTAGGAGTCTATTCAAATCAGTTAGTACTAGAGCACACTATTCGTGAGGACCTCGAAAAGAGGCTGGAGTATTTTGGCTACGACCCCGAAAAAATCCAAGAGAGGAAGAAGGTCAAGGGAAGGAATGAAGGACAAACGGTATACTACTTTGTAGTGTACGACGTAGAGGGCCTATTGACCGGAATCACTATCAGCGAAACTGATTGGGGAGATTTTGTGGAACTAGAGTTCACGGATGTAGACGAGAAGTTTATAGTCTCTTTAGGAGATGTTTTCAGCAGAACGTCGAAAGATTTCATCCGAAGGGTCGGAAACCTTAATCTTGGAGAGGAAATCAACTTTGGCCTGTGGTCTATGGAGACGGACGACGGTAAGAAGAGAAATGGTGTCAAGATGTACCAGAACGACGAGAAGGTCGAGTACTTCCTTACCTACGAAGACATGCCGGAACCGGTACAGACCAAGAAAGGACGTAAGGTGGAGTGGAACTACGACGAGCAAGAGGCCTATCTGTATGAGCAATTGACCTCGTTTATGGAGGAGAATTTTAAGCCGGACCTGAGCAAGGACAAGGGGGCCGAACCGGAGAAGGAGGAGAAGGAGGAGAAGGAGGAGAAGGAGGAGAAGGAGAAAAAACCTGCTGTAAAAGAGCAGAAGTCCGTTAGAAGGCCTAGGGCTGGAGCTAAGGCCGGGGCTGAGAAGGACGATGATTTGCCATTTTAGTAATGGTCAAAGTAGGGAAATTATGGGGGAATGCGAGGTTTTCTTCGCTTCCCCCTTATTCTAAACTACTGTATTTATATTTAGTCACTCATTCCAGCATAAGTACGTTGGGAGTATTGGAGTTGAGCAGTGACAGGATTATACTCGACTTGGGACTAAAGGATTTTGACCAGTTGGTAGAATACGGAAAAATACTCGACGACGAGGGGTTCATAAGATGGATTACCAAGGACAGGGTCCACATCTTCATAATAAAAGAGCACTTCCTCTCTTTGCCAAAATCAAAACTGAACATACGAAAAGCTGTAGACGAGGGCAAAAGTTCTCGCTATAGAAAAGAGCTTCTTGATATTTACGATGCCAGCGACTTTAAGCCTACAATGGCATTCGTGCCACCGACCCCAGAAGAAGTTACAAATTACGCCCTAAGTCTAGGGTACGTAGTAAATGGTAAAACTTTTGTGGATTACTATTCTGATTTAGATTGGCACAATAAAAAAAATGTCAAGGTTAGGAGTTGGAAACTTACCCTCGAAAAAGTCTGGTGCCGAGCAGAAAACAAATTAACTTTGGTGTCCGGTGCTCCGAAAGGGTATGAATATTTCCACATAACTTCGGATTCAGGGGAGAGAATTTCTCCCGAAGGTTGGAGGGCAGGGAGGCCTACCCACAGTAACTACCTACACGCAGAGTTATTAAACGACGAATATAGCAGATGTACAACGAAATCGCGAGAGAGTATTTAAATGCGGGCCTAAACCCCGTACCGTTGAGTTTCGGAGACAAGGTCCCTAATATAGAGGGTTGGGTCAACCCGATAGACGAAGATTTAAGCCAGTATAAGTTTGAGGAGATAGGAGTATGTACCGGACCGGTCTCCGGCGGATTGGAGGTAATAGACTTGGACTTGGATGTTTTGGAAAACGCCGATGAGGTCTGGGAGGAATGGAAGTCCAAGATACCCAAGAACATTCTCAGAAAAATGACGGTGGCCAAGACCAAGAGCGGAGGATACCACGTTATGTACAGGACCAGTGTGGTGGAGGGCAATAAAAAACTTGCATCCAAAGAGGACAAGACCGTGATAATGGAGACCCGCGGGCAGGGGGGGTACGTTAAATGTTTTCCTTCCGAGGGGTATGAAATTATCTACGGTAGCCTTACGGACATAAAGTTCATAGAGGAATACGAGCGGAACGTTCTTATCACCACCTCCAAACTTTACGACGAAAGGATAAAGTCCAAAAAGGCCTTTTATGCCGATGGGGAGTACAACGACCCGTTCCCATCTTACAATTCTGACCCAGATATAGGACTAGACATTTTAGAGGAGCACGGGTGGGAGGTATTAAAAGAAGACTCTCAGTGGGTATACTTAAAAAGGCCCGGTAAAAGAAGGGAAGGAGTTTCAGCAACTTACAATCTGGACGGATGTTTCCTTTACGTATTCTCTACCTCAACGGATTTCGAGACGGAAAAGCCTTACAGTAATTCCGCTATCTATTGCATCTTAGAGCACGAAGGGAATTACAAAAAGGGATACAGGGAGTTAAGAAAGGTCGGGCACGGGGCCGAAAGAGAAGGGTATTCAGATAAGGGGCTTAACGACGAAAGTCTTGACGATTTTTCATATATCTCGTGGGCCGGGGAGGACGAGGAAAAATTGGAGCAGTTTATCGACGGTACTGTACCATTGGGCCTGTCCTTCGGATGGCCTCAGCTTGACCCTTACTACGTTTACAAAGGCAACAGCCTCAACTTCGCCCTTGCCTTCGAGGGGGTCGGGAAGACTTTTATGATTCTCCACAAGCTGGCAGCTTTGGCCACATTGTACGGAAAGAAGTTTGCAATATGTTGTGGCGAGAACGATGTTTCGACTGTCAAGAGGTATCTTCTAGAAGCGTTGTCCGGCAAGTCCGTTAGCGATTACAAGAACAACAGAAAGGAACTGCAACTTTTTAAGGACTTCATGTACGCCCACTTCTACATATTCAAGAACGAAACGTTCTACACTGTGGAGGACGTATTGGACAGGGCGGAAAGGTTGAAATCAAAGTACAATCTTGATGGAGTCTTCATAGACCCGTTCTCTTATTTCAAAAAGCCGGCAAGCAATGTGTACAACTATAACGACGACCTCTTGTCAAGACTGAATATTTATGCAAAGAACGAGATGTCGATATTCATGTCGGTGCATCCCATAACGGAGGCTACAAGGGCTCCAAGGGACGCAGAGGGTTACTTAAAACCCCCCTCGCACTACGATGCCATAGGAGGGAACATGTTCGCCAATAGATGTGACGGATTTTTGGTCTACCACAGGATAACGAACCACAGGGTACCCCAACTTAAGAGAATAATGGACATAAGGTCGGCGAAAATTAAGGACTATAGCACAGGTGGCAGTGTAACCCCTGCCAATGAGTCCACCGCATTTTCCTATAAGACCGTTGACGGGTTTACCGGATACTTCGATTCCTCTGGATTCAATCCTATAATGAACTCACAAAGAAAGAAGGTAAAGAAGGCAGAGTCAAAACCTTTGCCGAAGGTGGACCCAACGGATGCATTTGGATAAAAGTTTAATTAAAATTAAGTAAGTATGAGTATACTAAATCTAAAAGATTTCGAGGATAGGTTAAATAAAGACTACCCTCAACTGGACCAACTGAAATCAAAAAAGCAGCTAAAGGCTCCGAAAGACTTGGACAACAGCAACAAAAAAGGAGGCGCCAAAAGGTACAACAAAGGTAAGTCCAGACACGTCCTCATTCCCCCTTTCGCAAAAGAGGCATTGGCCGACGTGTATACTAGGGGAGCACATAAGTATTCTATGTACAAAGATTCAAACGGAAAACTTATACAAGGGAAGGACTTCCCTTTTTCTGACGTAGGTAAGTACGAACTTATCGAGGATGCCAGTAATAATTGGAGGCTAGGTCAGGATTGGATGGGGTGCATGGATTCCGCCATGAGGCACATAGAGGCATGGAAATCCGGAGAGGACTTTGATAGTGAATTAGGTACGTACCATTTAGCCAATGCCGCTTGGGGACTTTTCAGCCTATTGGAGTTCTATAAGATATTTCCGGAAGGTGACAACAGGCCGCATGCTTACCTGAACGAGAAGAAGATAGGGCTGGATATAGACGAGGTCCTTGCAGATTGGGTAGGGGATTGGACGGACATGAGGGGATTAGAGACCCCTTCCAGTTGGTATTTTGACAGGGAGTTGTTGCAGAAGTTCGAGGAGATGAAAGCCTCTGGGGAGCTGGACAAATTTTACATGAACTTGAAGCCACTTATCAACCCTAGCGATATACCCTTCGAACCCCATTGTTATATTACATCACGTCCGGTCGATTCCTCGGTTACCGAGGCTTGGTTGGCAAAGCACGGATTTCCCGCCAGACCGGTATTCACTACCACTAGCGAAAGGACCAAAGTGGTTATAGCCAAAGAGCAGGGACTGGATATATTCGTCGATGACGGATGGCACAATTTTAAGTCGTTGAACCAAGCGGGCATATGTACGTTCCTGATGGATGCTCCCCACAACCAGAGGTATTCGGTAGGGTTTAAAAGAATCAAATGCTTAAAAGATATACTTTAAATGGAGACAAACGTAGAATTTCAAGGATTTCCTAAGATGGCAAGGCTATCTAGGGACGTCGTAATCACAGAAAAGATAGACGGCACAAATGCCCAGATATTTATAACAGAAGATGGAGACTTATTTGTAGGAAGCCGTAACAGATGGATTACTCCTAATAACGACAATTATGGATTTGCAAGATGGGTGGAGGGCAATAGGGATGACATTCTTAAGTTGGGTCCGGGACGGCATTTCGGGGAATGGTGGGGAAGTGGTATCCAAAGGGGATACGGGCTTACTAAAGGGGATAAAAGATTGTCTCTTTTCAATACCAGTAGGTGGGCACTTTACGGAACAGAGCCGCAAAGGATACCTACAGCGGACTCGAAGATAGAGAAATATCAAGACGTGTTACCGGAGTGTGTGGGGGTGGTCCCGGTGATTTTTTGGGGGTTATTTAGCACCGAGGTAGCGGATATGATGATAGACTTTTTAGGGGATAACGGAAGCCTCGCTGCCCCCGGATTCATGGACCCAGAGGGTATCATAGTGTTCCACACAGCGGCGAATATAGGTTTTAAGAAGACTTTGAAAGATGACGGGGTTCCTAAATCAACATTATTATGACAGACGTAGAAAAAATTGCAGAATTAGAGTCTGAAATGTCCTCTTTGAAAGAGAGGAAGTACAGGATGATGAACGACTTGGACATCTTGAAAGAGGAAATATATTCCCTTATGGATAGAATAGATTTAATCAAAAGAAAGTAATATGCCACTATACGTAATCGATATTGAAACTGATGGTCTGATGTCCACTAAGGTGCACGTCATGTCGGTCGGATATAAGGACAAGGACGGGGAGTGGCAGGTCAAGTCCACCCCTGACTACGACGTCATGAGGGATATTATGTCCAATCCAGAGAATACGGTAGTGGGGCACTTCTTCAAGATGTTCGACGCTGTAGAGTTGGAGAGGGTGCTAGGATTCAAAATACAAGCAAGGATTGTAGACACGCTGGCCCTGGCTTGGTATATTTTCCCCGAAAGACGGAGCGGGACATTTGGCCTAGAGGCCTTTGGAAAGGATTATGGGATAGAGAAACCCAAGGTAGATGATTGGGAGAACCTTAGCTACTTAGAGTACGCCTTCCGCTGCGAAAGTGACGTTAGGATAAACATAGCCCTATGGGAAGATATTATTTCTAGGCTAATAGAGCTGTACGGTAGTTCCGAAAGGGCCAACTCTCTTATAAAGTACCTGATGTTCAAAATGGACTGTCTGGTAGAACAGCAGAGGATTATGACTCTTGTCGATGTGGATACGGTCAAGGCTAACATAAACATCCTTACGCCACTGTTAAAAGAAAAAGAGGATGCCCTTAAGGAAGCCATGCCCAAGACCGTCATAGACAAGTGCAAGCCGAAGAAGATGTACAAGAAGGATAACAGCGTGTCGGCATTGGGCGAGAAATGGTTCGAGTATCTGAGGGATAACGGTTTGCCCCTGAATACCGAGGTAGTTTACCAAGAGCCGAACCCGAGCTCTACGTCCCAAGTAAAGGATTGGCTATTTTCATTGGGATGGGAGCCGGAGATATTCAACGACGGAGCCAACGGCCCTGTTCCACAAATAAGGAACAAGGACAAGGAGCTATGTTCGAGCGTAACGGACTTGGCCAGCAAGGACCCCGCCATAAACGAACTAGACGGCCTTACCGTGATTAATCATAGGCTGGGAGTGCTCAACGGTTTCTTGGATTCTGTCGATGACGACGGATACTGTATCGCAGGGGCGGTAGGGTTTACGAACACCCTGAGGCTAAGGCACTCAAAACCCATTGTGAATTTACCGGGGGTTACCGGCGATATTCATAAGGCCATGGACGGGGGGATGACCAAAGCTGAGGCGGTTGCCGAGAACTTAAGGGACGGCCAGATAATAAGAGAATGTATCGTGGCTCCGGAGGGGTACGTAGTTTGTGGGTCGGATATATCTAGTTTAGAAGACCAATGCAAAAGGAACTACATGTACGACTATGACCCAGAGTACGTAATAGAGCAAATGGAAGAGGGCTTTTGCCCACATTTGGATTTGGCACTTAGGGCCGGAGCTATCACGGAAGAGGAGTTGGAGCTGTACAAGGCCGGAGACAAGGAGGTAAAGTCTAGGCTGAAACCTATCAGGGATATCTATAAAGTTGCGAATTACTCTTGTATCTACGGGGTAGGGGCCGAGAAGCTGGGCAAGACAGTGGGAATGAAAACTAGAGAAGCCAAGGCCCTAATACAATCCTACTGGGACAGGAACTGGTCCATAAAACAACTTCCAAACGACATTGAGGTCAAGACCATAAACGACCAGATGTGGTTACTCAATCCAGTGAGCAGGCTGTGGTATTCGGTACGTTCGGAGAGGGATATTTTCAGTACCCTTAACCAAGGAACGGGCGCGTTCGTATTTGATGTGTGGCTAAAGTACGTGATGTCGGAGGGAGTGATTCCTTTCCTACAGTACCACGATGAAATGGTGGCGTTGATAGAAGAGGGAAGGGAGGAGGAAGTTAAAAGGATAATAGAGGAATCGATGGAGAAGGTAAATGATTTGCTGAAATTGAATGTTGTTATAGGGGTGGACGTTCAGTTCGGGGACAATTATGCAGAAGTACATTAATTTAATAGGAAATTCTTTGGAAGTAACGGTAAATTTTCTTATCTTTACTTATGGCAAAAAGACAGACTAACGCACGCAAGGTCGTGTACGACGGAATACAGTTTCGGTCCATGTTGGAAAGGAACATGTATAAACTACTGAAAGAGGCAGGAATACCTTTTTCCTACGAAGAGCAGAGGTTTGAAATCGACTCGGGATTCATTTCCCCCCACGATTCCTACGAAAGGTTCATGAACGGAAAGGGCGTATTCATGAACAGGGGCGGAAAGGTATACAAGAGCTCGATATACACCCCGGATTTCCTTCCTCCCGTAGGGGAGCCACTAAAGTGGGTAATAGAGATAAAGGGAAGGTCTTTTCCGGATTTTTCTAGAACGTGGAGGGCATTCAAGAAGATGCTATTAAAAAAAGACCTTAACCCCGTCTGCTTCGTTCCGAGGGATTTGCAGGATTGTAAGGAGACCATTAAAATCATAAAGACGTTGTGAAAAGAGAATCAGTAGACAGTCGGAGAATCCGCATAATCAATTATCAGACGGAAGATATCCATATGGACGTTTCCAACCTTAACGAATCCCTCGTTGACAGGGGTAGGGTGGAGTGCATAGAGCTTATCGAGTCGATAAGAACCAGACTTAATATTTTAAAAGAACAGATTGTAAATGGAGAAATCTTGTGAAGAACGGATGTCAAAACAGTTCAAGGACTTAACACAGGAGGAGAGGGGGGTCATAATAGACCTGTACTCCTCGGAGGGCGTTTCAAGAAAAGAGGCGCAGGAACAGTTGGCCGAAAGGTTCGGGGTAACGGAAAGGTCCATAAGGAACTGGGCAAAAGAACTGGAGATAGGCCTAATGGCCAAGAACATTTCCAACGGGTCCAAAATCCTTATCTACGACATAGAGACGCCTAGGTTAAGGGCCAATGTGTGGTGGTCGGGGAAGCAGTTCGTGAACGGGAACGATGTTATAGACGAACCTAAGATTATCACGGTAGCGTGGAAGTGGTTCGGAGAGAACAAAGTGTTCACGAAGACGTGGGACGAGAACCACGATGACAGGGAGCTGGTAGAGGTTTTCCTAAAAGAGTACAACGAGGCCGACCTAGTGGTGGGGGTAAACAACAACAACTTCGATAATAGGTGGATTAACGCACGTGCAATGAAGCACGGGCTTCATGTCAACATGTTCGTAAAATCCTTGGACCTGCAAAAGCAGATGAAGAGGATAGCAAGGTTGCCATCCTACGCCCTGAAATACATGTGCAAGTTTTTCGAAGTTACCATGAAGTTGGGCCATGAAGGTTTGTTGATGTGGGAGATGGTACAGTACGGCACCCCGGCCCAACAGAAGGAGTACCTGAAAAAGATGGAGGTGTACAATATAGGTGATATTATATCCACGGAAGAGGTCTACGTAAAGATGATACCCTATATGAGGCATGCGGCCCATTTGGGGGTAGCGGTCGGTAATGATAAATACAGTTGCCCTACTTGCGGAGAAACGGAAAAACTAATTTACATGGGGGATACCATAACACCGGCAGGGACCATACAGAGGTTAATGAAGTGCGGGGTCGATGGGTCCCAGTACAAACTCTCCAATAGGGAATATTTGAAATGGACAACGGGAAACAATTTAATTTAAACAAGTAAAAATGAAAAACTATCAAATCTTACAAGAGGCCTTAGACAAGGCCACGCAAAGAGGAGCGTTCAGCCTACAAGAGGTGGGGCTTATCATGTCCTCGTTAAGGGCGGTACACTCCGACCTAGAAGTGCTCCCCAAGATTAGGGAAGAGTTGGACGGCTACAGAAAAAGAGAGGGGTACGCTAAAGACCTGCAAGCTAGAATCCCCGAGGCCAGTAATTTGCCCGAACCGGGCCCCAAACATTCGGCCCCTAAAACTAAAAAGAACATATGAAACTCCTTAACGACAGAGTACTTATAAAAAGGTACACTACATCCACCATAGACAAAGATACGGGAATGGAGTGGAGGGTCGATGGGGACTACTTACCAAGGGCAGAAGTGATAGCAATCTCCGACGAACTTAAAATGTCCTCGGACAAGGTCAACGTACCGAATGTCGGCGACCACGTGTACTACGTAGAACCAAGAGAAAAAGGAAAAATCAAATTTAACGAAGAGGACCATTTTGCAATACCCTTCGGAAGTATAGTAGCAATAATATGACAGATAGAAAAAACATTCCGTACGTCAAGGCGTACGACGCCAGTGGCGAGCTTATAAACCCTATATTGTTCTCGTACCGCGGGTACGGTCCCAACAGGAAAGAGAGAAGGGAGAAAGAGGGCAAGACCTCCAAGAGACCTTTTAGTAACAAAAAAGGAATCCAATTGGCAATAGTACGGATAGGTCCGTATTCCTTTATGAAATTCGAAAAGAAGCTTATAAAGCAGGGTGAGTCGGACACAAGATTACAGTACCTAGAGAGGAAGAAAGTAAACTAAAATCAGTCAACATTTCTATGAACACTACAATTAAATTTAATAACGAAGCACGGGAGGCCTTAAAAAGGGGAGTCGATGCAGTTGCAAATGCCGTAAAGGTATCCCTTGGGGCAGAAGGACGTAACGTCATATTTCCGGTACAAGTGGGGACCAGTTACAGCTACATCATCTCTAAGGACGGTGTATCGATTGCCAAATCCATCAGTCCTAGGGACGAGTACGAAAGGATTGGGGCAGAGGTTGTGAAGGAGGCCGCACGTAGGACCAACAGTCAGGCCGGCGACGGAACCACTACCGCAACGGTACTTGCCCAGAGCATTTTTGAGAAAGGTCTAAACCTCTTGTCCTCTTCCGACAATATCTCTTCCGTAGAGCTAAAAAGGGGCATAGACCAAGCTACCAAGGATATTGTCGCCTACTTGGACAAGGTGTCCAAGAAAGTGTCCAAGTCAGATTTGGAGAGCGTGGCCACTATTTCGGCAAACGGGGACACGGAGCTTGGAAAGATTATAGCCAAGGCCTTCAATAAGATAGGCAAGCACGGGACAGTGGTGACCGCTGTGTCCGATACCAGTGATACCTATGTCGAACTTCGCGACGGGGTACAGTTGGATAGGGGCTTCTACCACCAGAATTTCATAACTAACAAGGTGAAGGACATATGCGAACTGGACCAGCCTTTCGTACTCCTGCACAAAGGGAAGCTGGAGAAGGGGGATGCAATAGTAAGCCTTTTCAGTGCGGTATTCTCTCAGCCCAAGAACACTTTGCTGATTATCGCCGACGATGTTGACCCGTTCGTACTCTCCACTATTTTGGAGAATGTCAAGAAGGGGGCCATAGCCGGAAAGATATGTCTTGTAAAGACTCCCCAGATACTCAAGATAGAGAAGGACCTTATGAACGATATCTCCGTACTTACGGGAGCAACGGTCGTGTCCGATGTGGAGGGCGTCAAGCTACGTCCGGAAGTTCTGGGAAGGCTCAGCAAGTGCGTGATATCCGAAAAAGATTCACTGTTGGTAGGGAATGCCGATAACCTTATAGGACTGGTATCCGAGTTGAAGGAGAAAATTTCGGCCACTAAAAATCAGTTCGATAAACTTGAACTACAGGAAAGACTATCCAGAATCACGGGCGGGGTGGCCACACTTTACGTGGGGGCAAAGTCTGATAGTGAGTTGAAGGAGAAGCAGGACAGGGTAGAGGACAGTATAAATGCCACTAGGTCGGCACTTGAAGAAGGCATCGTTGCCGGTGGAGGGGTCGCTCTTGACAATGCTGCAAGTTCGTTGATGTCAGTATCTCCTGTAGAGCTATCCGCCTTTGAGGCAGGTTACCATATAGTGTTGGAATCCTGCTCTGCCCCTGCAAGGCAGATATGTGATAACGCCGGGCGTGAGTATTGCTCATACAATTCCGAAGGATATGGTATCAACGTTAAGACCGGAGAATTTGTGAATATGATTGAAGAGGGAATTATCGACCCTAAAAAGGTTACACGTTGTGCCCTTGAGAACGCTGCGTCAGTGGCGGGTACGTTCCTTACCACAGAGGCGGTAGTAACCGTAGAAAGGTAGTATGAAGAAGACTATAAAGGTCCCGATTTATTTCGGGACCCTTCATATAATAGTGTCGGAAGACCTTAATGGGGAGGCAAAGAAGATAGAGCCGGATTCTAATTTTGATGGAGGGGCGTTCTGTACTGCCACGAAGGATTCACAAGGATATGACCACTACTATGTAGCCCTGACCAAAGATTCTCCCCCTAGCGTAGTGGCCCACGAAGCGCTACATTGTGTAGGTTTTATCTGGGCAAACTGCTGTATTAAAATGGACGTGGTCAACGACGAGCCCCAGTGTTATTTATTGGGATGGGTAGTGGAACAATGTCACGATTTCTTGGACAAGTGTAATAAACGATGATTATGGGAGTGTTCAACAGAGTAAAGGCCTTTAAGAGGCTGTATGATATACAGGACGTTACCAAGGAAAAGAACATGTTAGAGGACCTCCTATTCTTCTCTTGGAAGGATAGGGGCAATCTTTCGCACGAAGAAAGGGTAGAGGTGATGGAAAAAGTGGTCAAGAGGATAAAGGAGCACGGGTCCGATAAGGTAAGAAGGAGACAAGAGCAGTTGATACGTGAGGAGAACGCTTTGGACAGGGTAAAGATGTTGAGCCTGTTTGGTTCAGTGTAGGAATTTAATTTAAAACAATTAAATGAAAAGATTTGAAAATTTAATGGTGGACCTAGAGACAATGGGCACCAAATCCTTTTCGGCCATAACCAGTATAGGGGCCTTAGAGTTTGACATGGCTACCGGAGAGACCGGTAGGGAGTTCTTGGTCAATGTGGACCTAAAGAGTTCCGTAGACCACGGTCTGAAAATAGACCCCGCCACGGTTATCTGGTGGTTGGGCCAAGATAAAAAGGCGCAAAACGATATGCTCAAAAAGGATAACCAGTTGAGCCTGCCCCAAGCCCTTATCAATTTTACGGATTTTATAAATACGAACAGTTATAAAGTTTGGGGCAATTCAGCATCTTTTGACCTAGGCCTTTTAGGGAATGCCTACGACGCCGTCGGAATAAGCAGGCCTTGGCAGTTTTATAACGAAATGTGCGTCAGGACCCTTTGTAATTTTTACCCCGAAATAAAAAAGAACGAGCCTTTTAAAGGGACGGCACACAATGCACTACAAGATTGCTATCACCAAGTGAGCTATTGTTCGAAGACTTGGGCTAAACTTAGGGGAGCTTGAATACCCTCCTTGTAGAAAGTTGGAGCGACATACTTGGTTATGAGGGACTGTACCAAATAAGTGATTTCGGAGAGGTTAAGTCCCTCAAAAGATTCGCTCCTAATCCTATTCACGGCCAGATACTAAAGAGGGAGAGGTTGTTAAAAGGATTTCCCGATACGTACGGACACATCCAAATAAGCCTGTATAAAGACGGAAAAGAGTCTAAAAAGTATGTACATAAGCTAGTGGCGTATTATTTTATGGGTCACGAGACTGACGGGACTACAGAAAAAGTAATAGACCACATAGACGAGGATAAGTCTAACAACAGGAAAGATAACTTACAGATAATATCGCACAAAGAAAATATATCCAAACATTTTAAACTTAAGAAGGGTGAGAATATTAAAAAAATATAACCTAGAGGACTTTCTTTTCATAGACATAGAAACGGCCCCATCGGTTCCGGAGCTTGTTATAGACACTCCTTTGTACGACGCTTGGAGCTACTACTGCATTAAGAACGACATAGAGGACGTAGTAGGGAGTTACTTTACGGAGGCGCCATTGTACGCAGAGTTCGGACGCATAGCCTGTATTACTATAGGGGCAGTAAGGAACGATAAGATTGTTTTGAAAACATTTTCCAACGAGGATGAAAAAGAGCTGTTGGAAGAATTTAATCAGGCCGTCTCCAAGTTCGCCAACAATAAGACTTGGCTTTGTGGGCACGTTATAACCGGATTTGATGCGCCGTTTATAATGAAAAGGTGTTTGATAAATAGGGTAGAGATGCACCAAATATTTGATATGGCCCACGAAAAGCCTTGGACAGTTCCTTATTTCGATACGGCACTTCTGTGGAAAAGTACCGGATTCAAGGTATCTACATTGGTATCAGTGACTACGGCACTTGGACTCCCGTCTCCCAAAGAGGAGTTCAACGGTTCAGATGTCGGGAGGCTGTATTATGAGGGAAAGATTAAGGATATAGTTAAGTATTGTGAAAGGGACGTCGTAGCTGTGGTGAACGTAGTGAGGGTACTAAGGGGGGAGGAGCCTATAGAAGTTTCGGAGCCGGTAGAACAAGAGCCTTTAGGAATCCTAGAGTATATCTTCCTTGGTGGAGAGTACACAGCGGAAATCGCGGAACAATTAAAGACGGCAATTTCCAAGATGACCAAGACCGACAAGGCCAAGGCCATTGAAATCCTGAACGTGCTCCCCTGCAAGGCAAAAGGAAAAGAAACGTCGATTACTAAAAAAGATATTAAAGAATTGATTAATGGGTAGAGTAAAAGTAGTGAAGGACAAACTGGGTAAATTCCCGTACTACGTGGAAATGTGGGACGGGGAGACCAAACTCTGGAAGGCCGAGGTAAGGTATTACGAGGTCGAGCAGGATGTGAGTGACTATCCGGATAATGAGAAGAGACGTAATTTTAAACCGCTATTTAATGCCAAAGATGAGTAAAATAGAACTACCTAAAAAAGACAAGGACGGAAAGTCGTATATTTCGTATAGCCAGTATAGTAAGTGGAAAAGTGATAAGAAGGACTACATCAAGTCCTACTTCTTGGGCGAAAGGTTTGAGGGCAATGCATATACGAGCTTTGGTTCCATGATAGGGGAAGCATTAGAGAACAACGATTTCTCCGGGTTCACCGAGCAAGAGGTAGAGGTCCTGTCCAGAATCACCCGCCTAGACCAGTTTGAAAGGGAAATAGCTTGGGACTTTGGAGACTTCTTTGTGAAAGGGTTTATAGATACGAACGACGTATTACTTGACGGACTAAGTCCGGACGCAAAAGAAGTAGTCACTAAAATAGTGGACTATAAAACAGGTGACATGAACAAGGTTGCCGTATATGAAGACGATGCATATGACCAAGTCACTATTTATGCCGGGGCCATAGAACAGGAGACGGGCCACTTGCCGACCATGGGTTGGGTAGAGCTTATAGAGCGTACCGGAAACGCCTTTAGGGGAGAGCCTTTGAAGCTTGGCAACAAGGTTGAGGTAATCCCCCAAGACGTCAGTCCGGGGGCGGTAGCTAGGGTCAGGGAGAATATACTTAAGGTGGCCAAAGAGATTACGGCATCCTATAAGGTGTTTAATTTGTTAAATTCGATAAAAGTATGACACTAGATTTTAAAGATGTCTCCGAACAGCCGGAATTACGTAAAAGAGTCCTCTTAAAATATAAAAAGGGAACATTAGGCCCTTTTCTTATAGAGGGGTATTTGACTGACGTAGCCCACGACCTAGGAAAAAAAGATGACATAGACTCCGGCAGGCATAATACAGAATTTTGGAGAGGGTGCGGATACGGACTATGTTATTTCGATTTTAGCGATAGGCAGCTCCAAAGCCTTACGGCTAAAAAAAGTAAAAATCAAGTCCTAGAATGGGCACTACTACCTTAAAAATTATGACATGAAAGACTACGAACCCATCCAAGACCTAGAAAACTTTATTAAATCACACCCTAACGTGGCCTCGTTCAAAGAGTGGGCGCACCAGTTCATTATCAACGACTGTAAGAAGTACTTAAAAGACTTCGAGAAGGCCGAACTGTATGGATATTGCAGGGAGATGCAGAATGTGATAGACGAAAAGGTGGATAGGATATTGGGTGGGTTAGGGTTTAAAGATTAGAAAAGTATGGAATTTATAAGACAACCCAAGGGCAGTAACTTATGTGGGCAATCTTGCGTGGCCATGATTTTAGGGATAACGTTGGAGGAATCTATAAAACTTATTAAAAAATCCGGATGCACTTCTACCAAAGATTTGGTCGCTGCCTTAAAACTCCCCCTAGGCACAAAGCTGACTAGGTTCAAAACTAAAATAGGGGTGCAGTACGAGGGGGTAGACTTTCCTTGCATACTTAAGGTGTGTTGGAACGATGGTAGGAGTCACTGGGTAGTGTATAAAGGTAAAAAAATATACGACCCGGCAGCGGGAGTGTATAAGGTAGAGAGGTATCAAGACAGGATAAAAGGACTTGGAAAAATAACGTCTTATTTACAGGTACGATAAACACAGAACTATAAAAAAGAAGCCCCTTTACGGGGCTTTCTTATTTTTAATCCGCTTTGTCGAGTATGGACTTAAAATTCAATCCTATCGATTTTACATTCTCGTCAAGGGTATTAAACTCCTCTTGCAATAATGCTTCCTTCTCCGCCAATGCGGCACTCCTCTTCTCATAATCTTCCGCGGCACTCTTGACCGAGTTATCGAACTTGACTTGGGTTATTTTCCCATCCCTTAGTTTATCCTCAAGTTCGTATACCCGTTTATCGTACTTGTTGCCAATGGCCGACCTTTGGGTCTTCAATGCCTTGGCCCTGTAGTCTATTCCACTAAGACTTCTCACAATCTGGTCCCTCGTACTATCGTCGTCCCACGTCTGTATCTTTACTATTCTGGACGCCAGCACTTGGGCAGGGTCTTTTGTTCTTCCATAATAGTCCTCTCCGAAGGCCGCCGATAGGGCCAAGTCGTTTCCAAAAGAGAATAACGGTACCTGACTTCTAAGGACGTACAATACCCTATTGGACAACTTCTGTCCTTCGCTGGCAGTAGAGCCTGTGTATATGTTATAGTCTGGGTCGGATATAATCTTGTTACGGAAATCTTTATTATCCATAAACGCCGCCCAGATAGAGCCTAAGGCGACATCGGAAGGAATTATCCTTATGGCGCCGGTAGCCTCATCCACGTTAAGGTTTATGGGGGAATATTTGGCCACCCTTTCTGCCCAGTGCTTACTTCCGGTATCATATTCGTACAATGGGGATATGTATCTGGCCATGTTCACTTCCGTATCTCCTGCCCTGTATGTCAAAGGAAAATCCCCTATAAATGTTTTTATTTTAGGTATATACTGCCTTCCCTCCCTTATGGCCCTCTCTTCTTCACTCTCTCCCGACAGTCTACTAAGTATCCCCGCAACAAGGCTAAGGGAGTACAGGAATGTGGCAGATGTCAATGGCCTTTTGGTCACGGCGTTCTTTACTATACGGTTCAAATCCCCTTGGAATTTTATATAGTCGCTCCCCCACACAGGCACTTTACTGAATATGTCCCATACCTTACCTACAGAGGCATAATTCTGAAAGCCTTCGTACACCCTTTGCACAGACTCTTCATGATTGTACCCAACCTCCCTTAAAGATTTATATGCCGCTAATTTCATTACGTTATCCGAAGCCGAATATGCCCTTCTGGCAAAAGAGTCCAACTTCATTATCTTACTTTGGGAAGACATGCTCAGGTTACTTTTCGCCTCCTTGGACAGTTGTAGGTCCTTCTCTAATACATTGGACCCTATTATTCCCTCCTGCATGACAGCTTGATAATCTCCTGTCTTGTTCTTAAGGTCTGTATAGGACGGCCCTATGTTTTTGCCCAATTGTACGAAGTTTACCCCGGCAGCGTAGGAGAAGGCTAAGTTAGACACAAAGTTACCGACCTGAACCAGAGGTGAGTACACTGTATGAAACCTCTTCATAAACTGCTTGTACAATGTTTGGTTATAGATATTAAGTCCTTGATAGACCGAATCCAATATAGAGTTGTTGAAGAAATAGCCCTTAAAGTCTTCGGCCACATTACTAGGTATCCATTTACCATTAAGGTCCCCGTAAGATTTTCCGTTAAGTTGGGTGTAGACCCCGCTTTCAGGCTTCTGCCTTACGCCGTACTTCTTTGATACGAAATTAGAGTAGTCCTTAACTATTACATTCCTCTGGCTACGTACCATTCTGTTCATGGTCAGGTATATCGGGTCGCTTACAGTGTTGTCCATAAGCCACTGGTTTATCTCCTGCCTTTGTTTATATATGTCACCGAAGAATTTAGAGCTCACCGCTATCTCTCTATCAGTAGAAGACAGTCCATCCTCGTACACCTCGTACCCCCTCCCTATATACTTTCCGTCATATTTATCGAAAGTCTCTTTAGAGATGAACCCGTTCTTATAATTAAGCTCGTGGGTAGCCTGATTTATCGCCCTTAGTGAGTCATATAAAGTCTTCTCTCCCTCCGTCAGGTCTTCGTACCTTACAGTCTCGTCGTATATCTCCGGGTCTAAGGCTTGGTGGACCCTCTTAGCGGAGGCAGGGTCGGAGTCTATCATCATCCCCAATTTAAGAGTAAGTGACTTGGCATCCGTTAAAGTCCTTTTTTGATACCCCTCTACCTTTCTGCTCGATGCTATTTCAGAATCTGTTCTTAGATAGCCTTTATAAAAACTGTTGGCCACATTGGCCGACCCAACCACTAAAGAGTTTACTACTTCAATACCAAAATTCTTTAAGGCTTTCGCCTCCCTCTGGTTCAGATTGGAGGGAGAGGAGTCGTCCCTTTTGATATTATACTGACCTAAGAAGGCCTTGTTCCCGTAGTACGAAATCTTATCCTCTATAACCTTTGCCATTCTGGAAAAAGTAATTTCGTCAACATAGGACACTACCGGAACTCCGGACAATAACTTACGCCAGTTAAATTCCGACTTTCCTTCTTTATTATCGAAAAGGTTGCCGGAATCGGCTTCCCTTTGAGCACTCTCCAGTAGTTCCGCCCTCTTATCCGTCTGCTCCTGTAGGTAGGCCGTGGCCTCCTTAAGAGTAGCTACTTCCGTAAGGACCGTACCCTCGTTATTGTTCTTGGAGTCGGGGGCCGTACGTACCTGCCATTTACCACTATCAGTTTTGTTTACGGTATAGTCATTAATAGTGTCCATGTAGATGCCCTTGGACTGCTTGGAGAGCTTTACCCTAGGTCTATCAGTAACCGTAGATTGGCCGCTATCCTGTCCCTCTTCAACTGTTCCCGTACTTCCTTCGAAGATTCCGGCGTTCGCTCCCGAACTTTCTCCTTTACTCTTTTGTTTAATCCCATTTCTTTGTATACTAATATCAAGTGTTTTGTCTATAAGAACTTCCACATAATCTATTATCGACTGGTCTATATCTTTTTTAGACATTCCTAAAGCTTCTAATATTCTGGACCAAATATGTTTAATGGTACTCTTTTCTTTTGGGGTCCCTGTTACGCTGTCCATATCTTTTCTGGGGTCATTCTTCCCTACCCACTCCCTGAACTTCTTATTGGTCAAAAATTCTGACACGAACTCGTATCTATCTAATGTGCCATACACCCTTGGGTCAAGCATCTTAGATAAAGAGCTTGTGGACATCATATATTCTCCGGCTATTTGACTTAACTCCCTTACAGACTCTACTTGCTGTTGAGCATAAGAGTCTGGATTCCTGCTTACGTCCCTCATAGTGGACACGGTAGCTGCGTGTACAGCTTCGTGCAAAAGAATTCGGTCCCTTCCCCCCGCGAGGGAAGAATAAAATTTACCTACCCTAACAGTGTTTTCGCTCTGCGAGTAATTTCCGGCCAGTCCCATAAATACACTTTCTAAAGTTTGACTAAGGCTGGAAGTGTCCGCTAAGAATCCCTCTCTTAAGACGGTGTCGTCCGGGATTGCGTCTATAATTTTTTGGGTCGCCCCAATACCCTTAAGCTCTTTTTTTAGTGGGCTATCAACAATCTCCTCTAGGCTTTTTCCTTCTTTGCTATCTAATAACTCTTTCTTCCTTGCAGCTATGGCATCTATATCCCTCTTAAGGTCCAAGATGAACTCGGCCTTTAGTTCCTTATTTACGTTGCTACTTTGTAGCTCCTGAACCCTCTTGGCAATCTTATTGGCTTTTTTATCCAATTCGATAAGTTCGGAAATATTCTCTTTAGGCATTTTTGAAACGTCGTCAAACGTTTTCTTCATACCTTTTGAGACCTCTTCTTTAAGGGTCTTTATTTTATTGTTTATCTGTTTTTTTGTCTCGCTATCAAGTTGCTCATTGGACTCCGCCTCTTCTATAAGGTCGGATATTTTTTTCGTATCCGCTTTTATCTTTGTAGTGGACTCTTTTGGCATAAAAGCTTTTGAGCCCATTCCCATAACCATGGGCGAGAACCTCATACCGAAACCTAGGGCAGAGCCGGACGCAAGGGCATCTACGGCACCGTCGAAAATGTGCACGTCGGGGTCGTTGAGGTAAAGTATGTCTATCGTATTCTGTCCTATTTGGTTTACAAATTCGGCCCCCCCTTCACTCATACCTGCTGTTACGGACCTGCCCACACCTTTACCGAACTCCTTAAAAGGCGCTCCCCCGGCATTTTTTGCCGCGAGAAAAGCTCTCTTACCTTTTGATAATATTCCCAACGTTACCCTTTCAGTGAGTACTTCCAGAGCACCTGTGCCAAGACCGGCAAGGTACATCTCATCATCCGATAGGTCCGATAGTCTGGTTGCCTCTGAAATGGCCCCGTCTATATCTTCAAGCTCCTCTTCCGTGAACTCCTGTCCGGACGACAATAACGAGTTCATACTCTCTATGGTCTGTTTTGCGTCAGCTCTCCTGTCCTCCAATTCCCCTATCTTCTGGCCTGCGGCACTTACTCCGAGTGCACCTAGGCCCACGGTCCCACCGGAGGCCGCCAATACGGTAATGACCGGCAATTGTGTAGCTACCTGCTCTCCGAGCCACGCACCGAAATCCCCCATACCTTCGATATCGGATACCGACATTTGAGGTCTTAGGTACTCCTGTTGACTGTCCACTTCCGCCCTGAACTCGGCAACATCCTCTTTTTCAAAAGGTGCACCAAAAGGTTGGAACGCCAAGGGGTGGTCGCTTACCATATCCCTTGTGGATAGGGCAAACTCTGCCGCCCCTGCCATCATTCCCGCAGAGGTAAGCCTTGCCATGTCCTTGTAATAGTCTAGTCCCCCGTAATTTTTCTTTAACAGATTTACCTCTTCGTAGAAGTCCCCTATATCCTCGTTGTTGTTCTCTAAGGAGTCTACGTTATTATTATAGGTAGCCGCAAGGGATTGGAGTTCGAGCCTGTTGTCCTCGTAAGCCTTTATACCTTCCTCAGGTACGTCCTGCCCGGATTCCCGTAGCTGTTGGATGGCCTGTGTCTGGTACTTGAGCTCGTTTACAAGCTGCTTGCTCCCCTCCTCCATTATCTTGTTCTCGGCCAACACGTTCAGATTCGAGCTCTCCAAGTCGGCTATCTTTTCGCCAGCGTAAGATTTGAGCTCCAATAATGTTTCCTCGGGCAATTCCGATAAAAAGTCTACTTTGTTCTTTAATTCCCTTTTGGCGAGAAGGTCCTCTTTGTTATCATACTGGAACATAGGTATGGCCATGCCCGTCTTGAAATAGCCTTCCGTTAAGGCAATAGCGGTCTCCCAAAAACCTCTGTCGCCTTTTTCTTGGGCCCTGATTTTTGCTTCTATTATCTGTTGCTGTGCAGGTTTTATTTTGCCGGCCCCCTTATAACTCTCGTATAATGCAGCTATAGGCTCGTCTACGGGCTGGTCCGGTATATCGGAAATAGTGGGTACGGGAGAAGGTGTCGGCTCAATGTCTGAACCAACCGATGCAGAACCAGCCTCCACGGAAGGGGAAACTGATACCGTAGCTTCTTTTTTTTTTACGGGTATTCCGAACTCGTCCACCTCAGTTTGTTGTACTGTAGCGGATTCTTTTTTTATCGGTATTCCAAATTCGTCAAATTCTTCTTCCATTACACTTAATTAGTTATTTGTACTCCGTTCTTCTCTAAAAGCTTCCTGTATTCCGACTCGCTGTACCCTGCCTTTTTAGCGGCTGCGGACACTTGTGAGGAACTTATCTGTTTTTTGGCCGGCTTCTCCGCTGTAGGGGCCGTATAGGCCTGTTTCTTTTGGGATAACATTTGCTTAAGTTGTGCCTCATTATCCAGTCCGTAGGCTTTGGCAACGGAAGTAAGGACCTTATCGTCCTTATCCATCCCACCTCCAACTTTCTTTCTTACAACGTCGCTAGACAATTTACCTGTGTCCCTATTACGTATGCTAGAGCTGTTAGGGTCCAATGGTTGTCCCGTAACTTTGCCCCTTAGTTCGAATCCTGAATAGGCAAGCTCCCCGGAATCAAGTAAGTGGACCTCCGTAACAGTCATCTTGTTTCCGTTGGGGCCTGTTACCGTAGTGTTGGATTCCTTGGTCTTAGGGTCGGTCGGCAATGCGAAAGATACGGCCTTTCCCTGTATATCTCCTGTGGCCCCTACAAACTCTTCTTCCTCTACCCTTCCATCTTGGTCGGTGATTATCGTAAACTGTGATGACGCTTTTGTCTCTTGGGCCTTTTTGGCATCTTCCTTCTCTCTTCTTTGTCTTTCTAAAGCTGCGTTCCTAGCCCCTAAATCGGTAAGCTCGGAAGTGCTCTCATCGTAGAATGGCTTAATAGTCTTGACATAGGCATCCTCGATGACCTTCATGTCCGACTCTGTAAGTTTCTTAGGGGCGTGACCTAAAATATCTGCCCAGATGGATTTTGCCATGTCGGTAGGGCTGCTGGCGTTACCTATGTAGCCCTTTACAAGCTCTCTGGCGTCGCTTTCCACGAAATCAAAGGTTTGGTACTCCCCTTGTGCGAAACCTCCTAAATCAAGGGCTTTGACCCGCTTGCCTAAGTCTTTCCCTATCGCTTGTGCATCTGCGGCCATGTTGTATTCCGGTATCAATGTAGGAAGGCCTCCTCCCTGCATTACTTGTGGGAGACTTAATTGCTCTACAACCGGTACCCCGTTTTCGTCGAGCACCACTTCCCCGTCATCATCTACTTGTACAGTGGCCCCTATAGCCCTGCCCATAGAGTCTACACTTATCTCCAGATTTGATTTTCTGTAAATGCTGTCGGCTATGTTCAAATGTTGTTGGTTCCAGTTAGAGAGGGTGCCATCTTGCATCCCAGTGGCAAGCTTGGCATTGAAGTCGGTAATCCTGTCGGAGGACGTCTTCAACGTCTTGGCATAGTTCCTAAGGTTCTGCAACCTCATTTGGATCTCGACGTCGTTGGCAAGGGATGGATTGGCCTGTATCTGTTTGTAAATCTCCCCCATCATGTCCCTAGCCTTGCTAATTCCCCGGGCGAAAGCCTCATCTATAGCCTTAGTTCCGGTTATAACGTCGACAAGGGAGCTGTAGTCCTGATTAAAGTTTAAAGCTATTTTCTGCTGCTGTTCCTGCCTTTCTTTGGCCAACTTGGTCCCCTCGTCCCTTCTATCCTTTTCGGACTGTGCAACATCTTTGGCCATTTGACCGAACTCTAGTTTCGAATCCGAAGTGGTCTGTTGGTAAGCCGTGTAATTTCCTTGTGGTATTGCCATTTTATTATCCTGGGTATATTGGTGCTGTTGGCCTGTTGTATCCTACCGGGGCGTACCCGGCTGCGCTCATTGCGTAGGAAGGGGGAATTAACGATGCTTGAGGGGAGGCTGAGTATGCCCCCTGAGACTTGGTCGGTATAAGGGATTGTCCCGGCCCTGTAGAAGAGCCCGAAACTACCGGCTTATCCTCCCTTGCCGCACCTATAGCCTCTATAGCCGAACCTACTCCGGAAACTGCCGTATTTATGCCGTTGGTAGTATTTTGCCTTTGAGTGTTAAATTCGTTACCAAGTCCGGCCAAATCCGCAATCTCCCTGTCCTCTTGCATACCTTGGATACGCACTTCATCCGAAGCCCTTAACTTATCTATTTCTTTCTGTTGCCTGTCCAAATCCGCACCTATCGACCTTGCTGCAAACACGTTCTGTGCCTGTAAGTTGCCCACGCCACCTATTACGGTACGTGCACCCCCTGCCCTTAAAGCCTGAACGCCACTTGCCGTAGCCCGGGCCAACTCTTCCCTTTGTAGTTCGGACGCAAGAGTGCTGACCCTTACATCGTCGTAAGCGTTGGTAAGCTCTTGCCTTTTATAGTTTTTGATGGCGTCTTTGGCCTTCTTGGCCTTCTTGGCCGCTATTACCGCTTGGGTCACCCCCCCGACTATCGCTACCGCCGCTGCTGCTATTGCCATATTAGTTTATTGTTTTACTTATACAAAAATACATAAAAAATACTTACGTTAAAAGAGTCTGTTGTAGTATTGGTCCACCTTGGTATCAGCTACCTTAAAGCCGGATTCTACCAGACTCTCTATCACTCTAGGGGTGTCCGAAGTGGTCCAGATTATTTCGTACCCGGCTTTCTTGCAGGTCTTTAGCATCTCGTCAAACAGCGCCTTCATTCCTCCCTCCTTCTCCTCGTAAGGCACATGAGGGTTGCTGAAAGGAAACCCTATTACCCCAAAAGTGGAATTCGTGCCCCAGAAGAAACAGCTATACACGGCAATGCTCTCTTTGAAGCAAACAAAGACCGTATCTATCTGTCTTATGGGTATACACGGGAATCCTCTCATTGCACACCAGTTTTCGTACGTAGGGTAAAAATCCTCCTTAGGCTCTATAGTTACCTCAAAATCATTAGGTTTTATCATGCAACAAAGATACGAATTTAATATTAATCCGCCAAATTAAGACGGGTAGCTTTTGAACATATTACTTCCTAGTGCGTACAGTTCAGTCCTAGTATTGGAACCATCTACCAAATCAACCTCAAAATTATACCCCCTAATTTCACTACCCTCTACCCGTCCGTTTTTCTGGGCCAGTATAAAATTATCCGCTACCAACGAACCCACAGAAGATAGGGCTATGGTCTTGGCGGCCCTGCTCACAGCCGTAACTGTCCCTACAAGTACGGCAGAAGAGTTATATACCCCGTCACCTATGGACAGGGACGTATGTATAGGACTCTTCATAGTCAGTACCAAAGAGTCTATAGATTCTATTTCCCCTAGACCGAAAGCGTTCTTTGCAGTCAGGTCCCCGCTCAATTCGTTACGTCTTACGTACCCGTACAATTTGCCCTCCTTCCGGACATACTCCGTGTCAAGAATAGTACTTTGGGTAATGGACGCCGTCTCGTCGTTTAAATACGACTTGACCGTTGTTCCCCAAGCTTTGTTTCCCTCTAGGATAAAGTTTTTAAGGACTTTTATTTCTGATGGTCCGAAATTAAGTATCAACTTGACGGTAGAATCGTAGTCCACTCCGTAAAAATTATTCCTTACAGAGCTGCTCTCGTCGTAGTGCCTGTATAGCTGTCCATTGCTGAAACTATAAAACTTATTGTTCAACGACCCCATCCATTGTGGCTGGAACGAGTAGAAAGAGGGAAACCCTTTTACGTTTTCGTCATACCCTACCGTATACTGGGATTCGTCGTGAAAGACGTACTCCTTGTCGTGCAGGTCGTAGGCCCCAAATTTTCTAGTGGAGGGATTATCCCTAAAAGAGTCCCTAAGGAAGTCAATAAGTCCTTTGTTTATCTCTGTTATGCCGTCCTGTGAACGTCTTAGCAGGGTTCCCCTCCTTACATCACACCAGTATCTCATATTCCCGTAAAAAGCAAAACTCTCCGGGTGAGTGGAAATACCGTACTCCCCGGCCCAATGGATAGGGGATTTCCCTAAAACATTGTCCGACTCCCTTATTGTACCATTTCCGTCCGCATCGAACAGGATGTCTTTTTCGTACAATACCGTGTGTACCTTATCCTCTTGGTAGACTTCTAAGTTGGTATCGGCAGAAAAGAGTTTCTGTATAGACCCGTACCTATCATCCATTGGTAGGAAATTAGCTGTAGACACGTTGAACTCGTTTATACCGTTAAAATTTGTGGACTGCTCAAAAGACTTGCTGTATGTAAGGTCCGCTATTCTTTTATTCTGCCTATAATTCTCTACATCCAATGACGGCCTTGTGTCCGTCAACATGACTTTTTCGTTGAACCTGTCTTTTATTTTATAGCTCTCAAACCCATTTCCCCACGAGAATGCGTTGAAGGTCGAAAGTATTAATATTGCATCCTGACTTACTGTCTGGTCTTGGTCATTTTCGTCATACCCTTGGTGGTAACCTCCTACTATATCATAGGTCCGCCCTATTTCGTAGAAAAAACTTTCGTCAAAATTTAAAGGAATGGTCTCGAATATGATGTTGTTGTTCAGTTCAAGTATGGTCATAAAAGTGTTGGCCCTTAGGGTAGGCCTTCCGTTATAGTTAGCGCTAGAAGAAAAGCACATAATCATTCCGTTGTCCGGTACGCCAGAGGTATACCTACCATCTATACTCACTCTTAAAGGGGGGTCATTATCAAACTGGGTGCCTCTTCTAAAAACTACCCTATCCGCAGTAACGGGGTATGTAATAGTGTTTAAAATATTATCTCCATAAAACCATTCTTCTATGTTGGCGTAGTCGGATGTTGAGTTAAAAGATTGCACAAAGCTTATCTTGTCATTTGCCCCGCTGTCCGAAACAGTATCGTCGTAGCTTATAGTAATAGATGCTCCTGCTTTAATACTCTCATCCGGCAAAGGTTTACCTGCGTAGGCCACAATTGCACGTCTTTTTAGGCTGCCCGGGGCCCCGTCATCATTACCGTCCTTATTCCACTCATTGGTTACCTCGACAGCCTTGGCAGAGATTATCCAGTTATCTCCAAGGTCGTGACCGGTAGTATTGCCAAAGGTTACGCTTAGACCGTTTTCCAACGCCTGAGACGCACCTGTTATAGGGGTATCTGCGCTATAAGTGGCCCCGTCGTCATTGCTCCACCTAAAAGAGTCTGGCAGACCTACAGCATTTATGTCCACTATATAACGTATATCGGTCGTTCCTGAGTATGTTCCGGTAACAGTGATATCGTCAATCCCCACACTTCCGTAATAGATTGGTAATTCGTAATATGTACCCGAGGCCCCCGATGCTATATCAAAATTCTTGTCGGAAGCCCTGCTCCTGAACGCCTTTCCCGTATAATTATATGTCTGAAAGTCAGACTCGTTAAGCCTGAATCCCGTGGGCTTTATTTTAAAATACCACCCGGGAGACTCCATATCGGTCTCTTCTTCCGGATTCAAAAAATTTATTGGTTGTTCCGCTATGTCCAGAACCCGGGTCTGTACGGCTGTTGACAGTATCTGGGAACTGTCCGATTTAACGTATAAAAAATCCCCCACCTTAAACTTATCCCTCTCGTCTGCCTCTACCTTTACCCACACGTACACGCCATCTTGATAAAAGACAGAAGGGACTATGGTCTCGTAATCCACTCGGGTCTGTTTTAGGAAGAATCTGTATTTAGTGGCCCAGTGAGGGGGCTCGTTTACAATAGTTACCTGTATCTTGTTTGACTTGTCGCAGTCTCCGTTTTTAATGTATGTAGTATTGGTCGGACTGGTCAGGACGGTTGTCATGCGGCCATCTGAATCCAAGTATACTATGCCTATCTCGTAGTCCCTATTACTCTTTAAGGTCCTGCTGGGAGTCCCAGAGGACACTGCCTCCGACAATACCTCGAGGGAGAAGTCTATTTTTATCTTATTGCCTCCGGCATCCTCTATATTATACCCTTCCGTGAAATTTCCCAACATTACCCTGTTCCCTATTAAGGCCAAGGCTTTGGCACTAAGGGGCACTGCATCGTACAACCTTTTCAACTGGTCGGCTGCAAGGGCGGTGTATATTTTATTGTTCGTGAATTCAAAGGATTGGTCGGAGCTGTCGGCCCAAGACTCTTCCTCTTTATCGAATGACTCTATAAGGTATACAGTTTCGCTGTTGGACTCCTTCATAAGTATGTCTATAGCAACGACCTCGGCAACTCCCGTATTGAATCCTATAGTAGCTTGGTTATACTGGTTTACCATAGACTCGTTGGAAGATATGGCGTAATCGTAGCTGAAGTTTTTGGGAAGGAATGCAGTCTCTGTAAAAGGCGATAATGCACTTACCTCTCCGTCCGCGTACCTGTATCTATGAGAAAATCTCAAAAAGCGTTCGGCCAAGTTGTTTTCATCCTCGGTCGGTGTCGTTGCCATGACAAGGGTAGGAGGATAGAGTGGCGGCCTTTTGTACAGGTTTATCTGCTCGTTAGTAAATCCGTTGGTAGCGTATGTCTTCGCAGTTTCTATGTTTATGGACCTAATATGGTTAAGGGCATCTGTCCAGACAAGGATTCTTTTATTGTTATCACTATCAACAATTACGCCGACTCCCGTGATAAGGTAATCGGTACTAAAATTAAGGACTCCGGCGCTTGTATCGGCAAGGACTATCTCCGCTGTTTCTAGGACAGTGTCGTATTCAAGCACATAATCTCCCTGCTCAGAAGTCGTGAACCAGTAGACCATAGCTGCGCTGCTGTCGAAGAATGCTCCGACAGTGCTTACAGTGGTCCCGAGGGATAGAGATGTCATCTGCTCATTGGACAATACGTTCTCCAGCGCCCCCACGTCCGAGCCGGAAGAGTTTCCAAGTTTGATATTGACAGCGTCCCTGTATTCGCCTTCCGGCATAAGCCTACTATCAATGTCCTTGTTTATCCTACCAGCAAGGAATACATTTTTAAATTCGTTCATCTATTAATTCTTTATCCATTTGCTAGACCCATTTAAAATCTGTCTAACGTTATCGTAAGTTATCGGGGAAATCCTCTTCTTGGCCACCCTTCTTTGGTTGAACCATTCCGCTTCGGCCCTCATCTTTTCCCTCTCCGGTACCGACCTTTTTCTTTTGATGAGGTTGAAATAAATATAAGCATATAAGGCCTCTTCCGCAAACTTGTGTATCTTTATCTGGTCATCCGTCCTCTGGAACAGGCCGTCGCTGAGGTAATCCAGAACAATAGTCTTTCCGGTGACGATGGAAGAAAATTGTATGACCCCTTGGGTCTTGTCTATAATAAAACTTCCGTTCTTAAATATTTTGGACCTATCTACATTGAACCCCCTCTCCGTAAAGTTGGCAATTAGGTCGGCATCCTCGTTGGCTATAATAGGGTTACTCTCCACTGTATTCTGGATGTGGCTTCCCTTAAGGATATCTCCATTCATGTCATACAAAAACTGATAGTCATCGTCCTGTAAGTAGGCTTGGGCCAAGTTAAAGCTTCTGTCATATGCCAAGGGGTGTTTCTTCCCCCTTTGGTCCACCCAAGAAATCCTTACATACTGTATATAGTCGTGGGGTAAGGGTATAATTAGAGAGGGGTCTAAATCCAGCTCTATGGAAATAATCTCATTTACCACGTCGTAGTAGAGTTCCCTCACTCCCTTCTTTCCGAATATGGCCACCCTAGCCCTGTCAGAATGCGCCACGTAAGAATCGTCGTCCTGCTCGAACATAAAGTTGTTTACTACTTCTTCGAGGGTGCTATATTGATAGTCTCCGAACTGGGAAACGTCGTCATAGTAGTTATCTAAATTTGTAAAATTTGGTAGGCCCATTGTTTATTTTTTAGGATTCTTCCCTTGTTTCTTTTTCTTTTTTCAAAGCTTCCGCATATTGAGAAACTTCCGGCTCCCTAATATTGACACCAAAGTACGACAACATCCTTATTACAAGATTGGTAAACTCAGAAATGTGCAGCTCAAAATCCTGAAAGTCGTCGGCATCGGGGTTGTACATCTCGGTGCCGGATACGATAGTATACGTCCACTTAGGGTCCTCAGGACTTTTTACGTACCTACAGGTCACTCCTGAAACTATTGTATCCGGTGTTATGGTTATAAGGCCGCCCTCTTGCTCGTAAGTGGGGAATACCGTGGATGGGGCAGCCAGCGACTTGCCCAAGAAAGATACATACTGTCCTTCCATCTCCTCTACCACGGTACCGTTATAGTCTACTCCAAAATCTTTTATGAAATACAAATCCTCTGGCAGTATAAAATTAGGGTCGCTGTATGTAAGTGTTGCCTTTTTTGAAAATTGGTCTATCCTCTGTCTTTGTATGAGGGCCAGATTTGCGTACCCCTTGCTGGAAAGGCCTCTTTTTTCCTTATACTTATCCCTTGCCTCGTCCTCAAAGTATCCCCGGAATATTTCCTCTTGGGCCTGTTTGGCTATAAGGTTGAACTCTATGGGGGTAACGTTTCCCCTGAGCTCTTTATTGAGTATTGTCTTTAGTAGTTCGTAAACGGAGTTTATCATCTTTTATCTCTTTATAAGTGCACTAAAGATACGAAATATTAATAAACAGAAAAAGCCCCCGACAAGGAGGCTTCTCTATTAATGTTTATAAAATTATCGTCTGGATATCTCTACCGCAACCTGTAGCCCTTCCTCTGTACCTAAGTACTTGGAGAAGAAGTCTACGTGGCTCTGTCCTACCGGAATCATGCAAATTGTGGCTTTGTTGTCCGACCACATTACCTTACTTCCGTCGGCACTCACTTGGATTACTCCTGAGTTGAATGCGTGTTGGGTAATGGCAGCCCTCTTGATTTTTACGTCGTCGAAGATGCTCACCTCTCCATTATCGTTAACGAAACGTTTGACGTTCTGGTCAACAAGGTCGTACAGGGCATTCTTGATTTGGGACGGCTCCATTTTGGCCGCCTCCGCAGCGTTGCTGATAAGTACTGATGTGATAAGCCTCAGTTCCTCCATTCCAGCGTCCTCTTTCGCCTTGTCCCGAATGGCCTGCTTAACGTCAAGTTTCAATTCTTCCATATCCGCTATATCGGTAGCATCGGAAGCTGTGTCTATAAGTTCGAAAACTCCTCCGTTCTTTGGATGTGCGTCCAAGAACATTTGGGTAAGTACTTCCGTTTCTTTTGTTTCTAAGAGACCTTTCAAGAAGATGATTGGGACAACTACTGCATTTTCAGACTGTTCGTCTACAAAGATGGACCTTTCGCCGGGACAGTGCCTTATGGCCCTGTTCATTCCAGTGGATTCATCAAATACTAAAAGAGAGTTGTTCCTTCCTACCTTTAATGTAAAAGTAAGTGGTTGGTACCTTAACAGCCTATAGTTCTTAGCCGTTAGCTTTGGTGCGCCGGTCTTTGGCGCTGCTTTTTTTACTGCCATTTTTGTTTAAATTAGAATTAGATTAATATTATTTAAACAAATATAAGGCTTATTTTAATGCGTTATTTTTGAGCCAGTTTTCAAAATGGACTATGTCCCATGTTCCGTCTTTCTTCACTCCTTGGTTGTACTCTTTAGGCAAAAGTTGGAGATTGTTGTACTTGTTTAGTGCATATACGTCCTCTTCTGTAACGGCACTCCTAACTGGTATAATATGGTCAATGTCATAATTACCGTCTTCGTATTTAAATCCGTAAGGGTTACTGTCCAAGTGCTCGATTAGACCTGAATAGCCTATACCAAGTATCTCCGTACTCTTAGAGCGTTTAGTGTATCCCTTCCTTTTAAGGCATGCGTATATTAGGCTACTTACTGTTTTTTGGAGTTTTAGTATTGGGTCGGAGTTTCGACGGTCCAGTTTTTGCTTATTTATCTTTTCTCGGTTATTAGCGTTGTATTTTTTTAAATATTTTGATAATTTTTCTTTATTCCTTTCAGAATATTTTTTTTGGTATTTGGAAACTTTTTCTCTATTCTCTGTGGCGTATTCTCTTGCCCTTTCTTTTATTTTATTTTTATTTTTTTCGTAGTATATGCGCTGCTTAGCTTCGTACTCACTTTTATTATTTTTATGCCTTTGTTTAGTGTCTTCGTTATGACACTTCTTACATTTATAATTATATCCGCAAACATTTGAAGCCGACTTGTAATAGTTTTCTATACTTTTATCCTCTTTACACCCTTTGCAAATTCTGTATTTCATACAATTTTATGATTTTTATACTAAGTAAAAGAAGGGGGACAATTACTTATCCCCCAATTTTCTGATTTTATTCCCAGCTTTTGACAAAGATAGGGAATTTATTTCAAACTTCCAAATTAAGCTCCTTCAAACAACATATAGTTATTGCTTCCTATCGTGCAAACCCCTCGCTCAGCTAGGTGGTGAACTCGCATCGAGTCATTTCCATCTGTCGGGGCATTCGTTCCAACTGAACCAGTAATCCAAGTTTTGTGGCGTCTGTTCTCCGCACCTTTAACTCTGTACTTGATAGACAAGTAAGGTTTGGTGATACGATCGGCCATTGGGCTTGTTCCGTCGTAAACTTCGGTATCCCCGTAAGGAACCAATAGTCCACGTACTTTTCCATCCGCTGGCGCAACAGCTCCTAAAAGGGTTGGGTCGTTTAAAACTTTCCAATCCGTCTTATAGAAGTCATACGTCCCCCTTCTAAACCCTTGAAAACCAAGGTTTACCGCCATTTCCTCACTATTGTCAAACATTCCGAATGAGATACCGCCGGAATATCCTGCGTTCAATGTACCCAAAAGGTCATCGATGGCTAGGGATTGGTCCCTGTCAACGTAAAACATATATTCCCTGATTTTACCTTGTGCGTCGAAACGTTTCAAGATAGTATCCCAGTCGGCCAAAGTTGTGGCAAGACCGTCAAATACGTTACCTCTAGTACGGACGGATTCGAAAAGACCCTCCGAACCGTCGTAGCCCGCTGCTCCGGCCTCAGACCCTGCCTCCGCAGCCTCTCCTTGTAATAGGCCTAATTCAATTCTGTCCTCAAACCTGCGTCTTCCGTCCAGTTCAGATTGGAGATACCATACAAAACCTCCGTTATCAGTTTGTACCCAAGAATCTTGGGTAACCTCGGAACCACTCGCAAGGTAGTTATCCCTTTCGATAATGGTTTTGTTGTTAAGTACTGTAAAGTCTGTCTCAAGGCTTCCGTCCATTGGTCCAGAACCTTTCAAGAACTCGGAGTGGGAGATAAAAGCTTTGATGGCTGTCGTACCAACCAACCAACCTGCTGCCTTGTAAGGAAGGGCGGTGAAGGTACTTGCTGTTACAGCAGTAATACGTCCCAACTGGAAGTTGGAGTTACCGGATACCGCTACTACCTCTCCGATACGGAATACGTGACCGGCTTGGGTGAATACGTTACCAGAACGTGTTACCGCGTCGTAGGAAGTATGGAGACGTCCTTTCTCTGTCCAGATGTACTGGTCGGAAGAAATGGGCTCCTCGCTCCCAAGTTCAAAAATCATACCCATAAGGGACTGGTCCCCGTAGATAGAAATCAATTGTTCGTAAGCGTCAGGTGCATATTGCGAGGTGTAGTCGAATATGTCGATATAGTTAGTCTGGCTAGGTGCCTTAACTGAACTAGGACTGATTGCATACGTTGGTGTTGCTGCTAATGCCATTTTGTTTAATAATTGTTATAGTTGTAGTTTCTTATTTTTTTGTCCTGAAACGTAACTTACTGCCTGTTTTGGCCCCTGTAATCTTACTTACAACGTCGGTTACGTTTCCTTTTGTTGTCGAAGCCGGTGCCTGATTTGGAACTCCGTCCACGGTAATATTACCTCCGGCCTTAATCCTACTCTCAGTCCCCGCAGCTATACCTTGTTCGTAAGCTGCTTTGACCATTGCTTCAAAATTAGTCACTTTGGCAACATCCTTAACTACGTTTAAATGGTTGTACGTACCGTCTTCGTTGTACCAGTGGGGCATCTCTGCCACCATCTTAGGAAGACCTTTTTTGACCTCAACTGGTATGTTGTACTTAATGGTCAAATTGTCCGACAGTTTCAAATCAATCGCTTCCAGATTTGTGGATGCCTGCACTATCCCTGCATTGTAGGCCTCTTGCTGCTGTTTCGTAGTCAGAGACTGTTGTTGCACTTGTTGGGCCAATGCTATGGCGTCCTGTTGCTCTTTTGTTAGAACTGCCTGCGGAGCGGAATTTTTAAGTTCCAGTCTTTGGGCCTCCAATTGTCCCCTACCCTCGGCAGCGAATTTTTTAAGTTCGATACCCTTTTTCATCTTCATACCCTCGTCGTCGACATCTTCGTTATAAACAAAGTTCTCCAACTCGTAGTTAATCTCTTCTTTCGTGAAGTTAGGATATTTTTTGGCCAGAATCTCTCTTGCCACATCCATATCCCCCATCTTAGAAAAGTCCCTAGTGTAATTAGACCATTCGGATAAAGGTAGTCCGGTCTTCTCTTTCCACTCTTGCAGTTGTTTTAGTTCAGGGTCGATGTTGGCCTCTCTCGGAGTCAAATCGTCAAAACTGTCAACCTTTCTGCCCAGCCTCTCGCTGAGCTTGGCCAACAGGATTTCCTCTGTTACCTCTGCATTTTGTGGAACTGTCGGTTCCGGTATTACCGTGGGTACGTCCACGTCCGTAGTTGCAACTACATCGGCAGGGTTTACCACTTCCGCAGGGGCGTAGCTGTTAGGCTCGACCGCTGGCGGTGTATCGTTGTTCACTACCGGCGGCGTATCCACTACGGGAGCGGCTGCTGGTGGCGTATCGTTTTGTTGTTGGGCCTCTGGGGCCTGTGCATTTATTTCTTTTGGGGACAGTGCGTCCAATATAGCGCCTGCCCTGCTAAGGTTGTCGCCCTTCTTTTTAAATAATGCCATTATGGATTAAATTTAGTTATATTGTCTTATAATACAAATCTACGAATAAAAATGTATGCTATTTTTTACGTCCTAAAATCGTCCAGACCGAGCTCTCCGGTCATGCTTGTATGTGCCGATTCGAAGTCTATGGGCTTACCGCCCCCCTCTTTACTTTGCTCCGCCTTTATCTTACTTTGCTGAGTGGCTTGAATGGCTGTACGCTTGTCCTTCCTGTCCTCTTTATAGGCGTCGTCGCTTCTTTTTACTTCGGCTATCTTGGTCTGTACGCCTGTTTGGTAGTAATACTCGTCGGCCATCAGTAGTCTCTTGGCTTCTAACTCTTCGTTAAGAGAGGCTCTTTTAAGTTCTGCCTCCAATATAAGAAGCTCTTTCTTGGCCTCTGTTTCGAACATTATCTCCTCCTTCTTGTAGGCCGCTGCCGCTTGGGCAGCCTGTTGACTAGCCTGACCGTTAGCCTCTATCTTTTCTATCTCCCTAGCGTGGGCCTCCTTAATCCTTTTCTCCTTACGGACTTTGAGCATTTCGTTTGCCACAGAAATATTGCCTATCTTTCTTATATCTATACCATCCTCGGTACCAAGGTTTCCGGCAGCAATCTCCGCCTGAATATTATGTTCCAGTAGGGCCCTGTCCTGTGCGTCTGGCTTAAGTTTAATGGTTATACCAAAATCGTGTAGGTGAAGGTCTTGGATAGAATCCAATACATCAACATTGACCCTTCCTATAGAGTTAATATAGGCATTTTTCAAATTAGAATACTTGAATATGTCCTTAAGCCTAAGGGATAGCCCATTAGCTAGGTACTGGGTCATCTTTAACTGGGCATCCAAAATATATCTTGTGGCCACGTTGGATTTTATCTCCTGTGACTGTAGGGCCCCGTTGGAGGTCCTTGGGTCAGGTAAAGTACCGTCGGCCCCTTGTCCTATCCCTATGGAGTCCCTGAACATTTGGAAATGGAAGTTGTGGGCATTCATAAGTTGCTCCAACCCCGCCATTGCCCCGTTGTTCAATTCTTTTATGGGGAGGGCGCCATTGCTGTACCCTCCGTCGGATAGTCGGGAGGTTCCAAGTAAGTTACCGGTCTGGTCATAATACCTAATAAGGTCCAATGCGTCAAAAGAATTGCCGTCCCCTAGGTCCAATTCTTGCAATCCATCCACATCAATCCAGATGCCGTTTGGCTTGGCCTTGGCTACGAACTGTTGTATCTTTATCTGTATCTGCTGTAACTGGTCCACGTATTGAATTACCCTGTCCACTAAGGATTGAATCCTTCCTTGGTACAATTCTGGGGCATATACTATATAATTGGAAGATACTTTGTTATTGATAAAACCTTCCGGCCTAATCATATTTGAGCATTCCCTGTAGTTGTATAGCATGTCGCTACCAAGTATCATAGAGCCTTCGTACCACACTTCTTGTACATCCTCTAGGATATCGTACTCTTTGAAACCCTGTTCCTGTTCTTTGGCAAGTATGTGTTCGGGCTTAATATAATCGGACGGCTTTTCTGTAATGGAAAACCCTCCGTTTGGTTTGTATTTCTTTTTGAACTTCGTGGTCTTGGTCGTCTTAAAAGTGAAATCCAAGACATCTACCATAGTGCTGGGCAAGTCTTCCCCCCTGTACCAAAACTCGTTCGATATACGGTTATACCCTTGCCACTCGTTGGATACGTTCTTATACTTCTCCAATTCCTCCGGCGTGAATTTCTTACCCGAAAGCCTTTGCACTTCGCTAATTGTAAGTCTCCTAACTACGCCGTAATAGTTTACGTTGTCAAAATTAGACTTGGTGGGATAGGCCCAACACATATCGGCTGGGTCCCTGTACTCCGCTATGATTCCTTTTGTAGGGTCAGTTCTGTGGTGGAGGGCAGCAACGCCTATCTCTACTAAATCCTTTATAAGTCTTTTCTGTGTCTCGTCGTATTCGTTTAGCTCTAAGGTATATTTTAGGGCCTGCTCTATGGCTATCTCGATAGCAGGTTTGTACTTTAGCTTCATGTGCAGGTCTATTTCTGCATCACTATCAGGAATTTCGCCTAGGCCGGAGGGCACTAAATCTATACCAAATAGGTTCTTGGCATCATTAAGCATATCCTTTGCATACATATTCTTCTGTAGGATGTCCTTATACTCGTCCCTTAGTCCTTGGGAGATACCATCAACTGCCTGTGCGTCTATTTCGTATAGCCTTTCCAGCATTTGGCTGACCACCAACTTTATGAATTTTGGAAGTATTTGAATAGGCCTCCAATCATAATTAGTGTACGAATCTCCGTCGGTGCCGTCTGTAATAAGTTTCTTTACAAGTCCGGTACTATGTTCTCCACGGGCATACTTTCTCTGCTCATCCATTTTAAGACGCTTGTCGTAAAACTGGTTGGCAGTGTTTCCTGCCGAGATATAGAACCATTCGTGTTCGATTAATTTCGCGAACTGTAGTCCGTACTCGTCACTATTCTTTATTTCAGTTGGAGCAAACGGGTCCGGTGCAACCCTGTGATTAGATACTTTTAAGTACGTTTTATTTCTTGCCATTACTCTTTAAGATGTTTATGTTACAAATATACTAATTAAACTCTTTCTGTTTTTTAAAGGTACCTGTCATGCCGTTATTGTCATATGTCCTTATTATCGACCTATTCTTTTTGGCATCATTTATCTTTGCTCTCGGTACATATTTTTCCTTATTGCACCCCATAATAGCAAGTCCGCTGGATACCGTGGCATCATGGGCCGTCCTTGCATTGGGGTTAAACTTCATCCAATCCTGTATCGTATCGTTGAAAGGCATGTCCCCTATTTGCCCCTCCGGTCTGAATTTTATACCGTCGGGTGCCGTGGATACCCCCACATGGTGCTGTATGAAGCTCCTTATACCGTTTTCGTGGGCATCCAAAATATCCTTGCTCTGCATAGGCTGTCCTCCCAGAACGGCATCGTCCCCGTCCAACTTTGTCTTATCCACCCTATTCATGGAGAATGGCCTACATTGTTCGTTGAAAAGGTGCCTTACAAAGTCCCTTCTGTTGTTCTCCGCAAGAATGGGAAGTCCGTAGAACCATGCGGCCATAAGTATATCCTCGTTGAATATATCCTGTGTGGCCGGCTTATCTATGTATTCAAAAAGAAACTTCCTAGCTGGTACGCCTTCTACGTTAGGTCCTGTAAAAGCATGTGCCGCCCCCTTGGACGCCTTATTCTTCCCCTGTACGTAAGAACCGAAACAATCGACCCCTATACAACCGTAGTCGTTCATTGGGGTGTAGAGGTTCCTAATCTTCTTTACGTTGTTCCTTAGTTTTAATGTATCGTCCGACGCGCTGGGCATCCACCATATTTTGAACCTTCCGTGCTTGTCCGGTACAAACTCTACTTTGGAGAACTTTACGTCACCTTCCCATCTAAAATTTCCTCTTGTATACAAGGGCTTTTCTATGGTTACCTCTTCGTTATGGTCCCACTGGTCCGTAAGCTTTGTAAGGTTGAACACACACGCGTCGGCCTCGTCCCTCATGGCATGTGCCTCTGTCATTGGGAATGCCCTGTAGGCAGCGTTAAGGGCCACGTCACCTTGTTTCTTAGCATCTGCGTAAAGTTCTTTTATAGCCTGTATAGAGCCTTTTAAGATAGGCTCCCCGAAAGTGTTCAATGTCCCTTTTGGAGGAGTCTCTGTCCAACACTTACCGTAGATATCTATGCAGTCCTCGTAGTTGGTGTGGGCCGGCATGAAGTAGGAGTACAGTTTTGTGGAAGTGAATCCTGACGGCTGCCTATCCTTGACCTTAGAATTTTGGTACAGGGTCTTGAAATCCTCGCCTCCTGCGTCAAGTTTTCCCATGGTGGAGCCCAGAAACACTTTACCAACTACCCGACCTCCCCTAAAGGTTGTGGGCAATAATGTGTTCAAATGCTCAATATAGCTTACCCGCTCCCACTTCGCGCAGTTCTTTGTTAGCGTAAAGTCTTCCAAAACTATTAAGGCTTCTTCGTCTTTTTTTGTGTCTAGGGTGAGTCCTACAAACACACCAACTCCTTCGTACTCCACGTCCATTTTATTGGATTGGGTACACGTAGCCTCTTTTAACTGCTTTTTCCTCTCTGTTCTTACGGGTATTTCTTTGTTTATATCAGATATTCCTACCCTGTAAGAAAAGGTTTCTGTTTCTTTTCTGTGCCTTTTTCTAACACTTACCTCTGAGGTGCACAGTCCGCAGTGTTTAGCTAAAACATAAATATCCTCTATTAATTTTTTAGAGGCCATCTCTACGTTGTAGGTGTTTCCGTGGACGGACTTACTGCCGTCCGTGTCTATTATTCCGGCCAACACTTCCAACATTTGGGACCTACTAGAATAAAGATACTCTTTGTTAATGTATTTATTTCCCCAATTATCCAGTCTCCTAAGTTCGTTTATAAACCTGTTATCTCTTACTGTGGGGTCTGACATGTATAGTTGATAACAACTGTCCATACCGTTTTCTACCTCCTTTAGTCTAAATCCTTTAGATTCAGCATACCTATTTATACTGTCCCTTATTTCTACATCTTCTATATTTATTACAAACGAAGATGATTTGGAAGAGCCGTCCCCTAACCATGCCCCGTATACATAAGGGTCTATAAAAAAGTCTTTTTCTTTAATGTTGTAAAAACCTTTGAAACAAATCCTTCTGTACTTATTTCTTGTGTACTTAGGCTTTTCTAAGTACTCTAAGGGAGTTATGAATACGTTTCTCCTTTTTTTAGCCCTTTCTCCGTAGGCTTCTTGTAGGTATAGCTTATGATTACCATTTACCATGTAATCCTTTCCCCTACTCTGAGTCACCCTATACAAAGGTCCCTCTTGTACAGCCTTATCCATTACTTGCCTGTACTCCCCATCTGCGCATAGCACCAAATCGCCTTTTTCTACGTCTACTATTTTTTGAAGGCCTTTTAGGGTCCATATTTTATCATTTTCAAAAATGCATTCATCACCCACATATAACTTCATATGCTGACCGTCGTAAGCTTTTGCCTTAGTGGCCTCAAAGTCTGTAGTACTGTTTACGTACCCATCTGTAGTAGTATCGTTCTTCTTCTTTTCCTCTTTCGTGGAGTTTGACGGTTTTCCGAAGTTTATATTTGTGGGGGAATCCGCTTTACCTTTTGTAATAGGTTGAAAGAAGAATGGCCACTCTTGAAACGTGTACGACAGTTTGGCGAAAGCTCTTCTGGCATCGTCGTCCGTCATAGAGGTCATTCCCGTTCTTGAGCCCTTGGTCCTAGACACCAACTCTATAGAGTCTGACATCATTCCATAGGTATACCCGGTCTGTCGGGACTTTAAAAATATCTGCCCCATGGACAGTTTATCTATGTAGCAAGCTTCTTTGTGGTAGAACAGTAACAATTGTGCATGCCTGTAGGAGGGGTATATCCCATCATCGAACATTTTTCCCCACTGTAACTGCATCCAGTGCCTGCCAGTCAACCACGTAGGGGTCCCGTTGTTCATAAACCATACACCCTCTCGTCTACGTCTGAATTGCTCCATAATGTAGTCGGTGTAAACCTCTACGTTCTCCGGAGTCAATCCTTTGGGTATCTCCTCCCTTACCCAGTACTGCTCCCTTTTAGGCTTATCACTAAAAAGTATTTGGCTTCTGTCTCTAGGGGGGTGAGGTAGTTGTATTTTTAATCCGTCCAGCTCTATAATCTCTCCCCTTGAGCCTTTTGGGTCTATTACAATGGAGTCCTGCTCCTTGTTGTGCCAGTTTTTATGGTAATTTTCTGGTGGAAAGAACTCCCCGTATGCGAATTTTTCCGCGAAGCCCCTTTTAAACTCTGCGTCTTTTAGTATTACCGTACCGGTCTCGAACTGGTGACGAAGTTCTATCAAAGAAGAGTCGAGCTCTGTTATAGAATTTAGGACCAAAAGTTTTGTCTGGGCTGCTAGTTTGTGTTTGTGGGTATCAAGTGTGGAGTAGTTTATAGGGGCTCTAAGAGCTTTTCTAAGGGTTTTGATGGAGGATTCTCCAGAAGTTATTAGCTTTTCTACGTAGTTATTAAATTTCGATTCCGATGGGGCGTTGGGGCTGTTCACCCACTTAGACAGCAATTCTTTAGCCGTTCTAAAAGAGACAAGTTTAGAGTCCATGCTCGCCTTTATTTTATCAGGCTCTATGAAATCTATGTCCATTTTAAAATTTAAACCTTCAACAACTATCTCTAGTGCTTCTTGTATGTCCCCGGACAACCCTCTCATAATATTGCCAAGATATCGCTATTTCTCATCTTGTAGTAAAGATTACCTTTTATTTCGTACTCATGTTCGGAGTCCTCTAAGAAAGCCACAATGTCTCCCTCCCTTACCCCCTTGTCCATCAATTCCTTGTTAGGGTAAGACATTATTCCCACTAATGGCTTTTTACCGTTATAATCGTCTTCCTTTACCTCTAACCCGTTGGGTAATACTTCTGACCCGGCTGGGATAGGCTTTATGAATACAAATGGGGCAAGAGCGTTCCATTTATCACTACCTGCTTTCATATACATGAATATCTCGGTAACCGGGACAAAAAAGGTATTATCGGACATAGCGAACACGCTTGTCCTTTTTTTTCCTTTTGCTCCCCAAGACTCCCTACAGATATTATGATGGAACAGTAAAAAATCTCCTCTATCGACTATGGTCCCTTTAGGGGCATCAATAACCTTTCCAACACGGTTTATGTGTTCGACACTGTCTATGGAATTGTTGGTAGAGAGCTTGGTTCCGTCACCTAGTTCTATATAATTGTTGTAAGAGTCTTCTACTTGTACTATAAAATAGATTGTGGATTTCATGTATTACTCGAAGTTTAAATCGTACTCCGCTTCCAATATCTGCTTTTCGGAGATTGTCTTCCAGAGGACCTTTGCCGAACCTTTCTCGTTGGCCTGTACGTAAATATCCAGACCGCCTTCGGTTTCGCTTGGGATGATATCCGTGATTTTAATACTTCGTCCAAGGTAGCTTGCGCCCTTGACGTAGGCTATGCAGTCTGAGAAACTGTCGCCTACTGTTATCTTTCTGTAGTTTTTTGTTGCCATGTTAAGTGAGTTAAATTTGATTTACACACAAAGATACCATATATCTCGATGCGTAATATTTACACCCTTAATACCCCGACGTATTCAATAGTACCGACCCTGTGATATATAACGTGGTGTTATTGGGTATTATCTCCGCCTCCGCCCCATTTGCTATAAACCCTCCATACTCTCGGAGTATAATATTGTCCCCGGAGAAAGTGGCTGCATATTGCTCTTGGTTAAAAAGGCAGTTCATTACTTGATTGACTTGGTCTATTTCGGACGTAAGGGGTACCCCGGTTATTTGTAAAGTGCCTCCGAATCCGGCGCCGGAACTGCTGGACACTGTTATAATAATTACGTAATGTACTACGTCGTCTATCCTAACATACTTACCTACCTGCTCGCTCATAGAATAGGAGTAGTTTCCGTTACTGCTTATTAATACCGGTGTAAAATTACCTTTTGTTACTTCTACGGATGGTGTAATATCGTCCAAAAGGGCAACGGTCCCGGATTTGTCCGGGAGTGTGTAGGTTCTGGGAGATGTTATACCACTACCGTTAAATATATAAAACGTGTCCTCAGTATTGTCCCCGCTCCTATTAACTACGAGGTTATCGTCAGAAAAGCTTATAGAGGGAGACGCTGCTGCCTGTAATTGAGAGGGCACAAGGATGTTTGAAAATGTAATCCTGTTTGATGACGGATTGCTAACTCCAAACTGACCTATATTCAAACCTCCTAAATGGTCTGTTGCAGCGTTAAACACTTTCCCCGCTGTTATTGTCTGTACGGTATTAAGTGTGACCAGAGTCTGTATTTTATCGTACAGTACATTCTTGGTGGCTGCGTCCATATTTGCATCCCAACTTACTCCGTACTGAACGTCGCTTGCAGACGAGCCTCCTCCGCCCTCTTCGAAAACAAGACCGTCCTCTGTGTCGTTGACGGTCACCACTTTACCGGCCTGTCCAATATAGTCGGCGGGGGTATCGAATAATGTCGTGAACCTTGTGGCTGTGCCATTGGCCAAGCCTATGATGTCCGCTATCCTGTAGTTCCTCGTCCTTTTGAAGTCCTCCGGGTCCGTTCCTATAACATAGTCTTCAAATGTTGGTAGGGTGTCATAGTCATATATGTCTGTTCTGGATATTCTTGCCATTTTGTTTTTGTATTTTTAAGAGCATAAATCTGAAGAGCCTACAAATTCAGTGCCCGTCCATTCCCTTCTTCTGGCCCCATCTGAATACCAATTGGAGGGTGCCAAGTAATAATTTCCGGACACTAGTATATAAAGAGAATCTGCTGTTATAAGGTTTGTTCCGTTAGGGACGTAGTAGTCCTCCGGAGAAGCCGAGAAGTCTGAACACGCAGCACTTCCATCAATGCCCGTTCCTAGCGGTATTAAGTCCGTATCTATGTTACCATAGTTTCTAAAATTAAGTAAAGAGTTCTTGCTTCCAGAGTAAGTGGGGTCAAAAAAATCATCGATTGCATTTGCGAACAGAGCTACAAGCCCGGTATGCCCGCCGCCTATATTTGTTTGTACGTCTGTCGCGCTGAAGGTTGCTGTGTTCGGAACTGCCATTATAATGAATTTACCAAAAGTTTAAATTTCTCCTCCAATAGCTCCAACCTCTCTTCGAGAGAGCTTATCTGATTGTCCTTTTCTGCCAGTTTCTTAACGAACAAATCGATGTATTTTACACTAAGCTCCCCTTTTCCGTTTTCGAAGACGAGTTCTGGCGCATACTTTTGCACATCCTGTGCTATGACCCCGTACCTCTTCTCTCCGGGGAAATCTTTAAGTTCGAACTCTTTCCATTTTACTGGGAAGTTACCGACTTTAAGGGTTTTTATATCCTTCTTTTTTCTTTTGTCGGAGGTAAGGACAAAGTTAGGGGCGTTCATGTTTCCTCCTGAAAATATTGCCTGTTCCACTCCCAATCCACCATTGGTAAGGATTAAAGCCCCGGTATCCTTTGACGTGGAGTTCGTTCCGTTCGTGTTTGTCGTGGCCGCATTGACACGCATATAGTTTACTCCTTGCTGTCCATCCAATAGGTCCGCATCCAGTCCGCTCCCTGCCCCGTCGTTCCTACTTGTCCATACAGTCCCGGTACTCCCTGCGTCCGTAAATGTAAGACCGTTCACCCCCCCTCCTTCTGTTAACTGCAAGTGAGAGTTGGCAACATCGTTTCTTAATACCACATTTGAATTGGCTCCGCTAGGAATCCCTACGTAGCCCTGCCTAGTGCTTCCATTTGACTCGTAAAAAGAAAAATACGACATGTTCCCAGCGCCTGACCCAGACCCATTAATGCCGCTATTAGAGGCCATTCTGAGGGTGCCAGTCGTTGTTTCGTTAAAATCTTTTCTTATCCACCTAGCATCCCCCAAACTATTAAAATCCGTAATCCCATAACCGCCTATGGTAGTGGGCTTGGATGTCAAACTGGCAAATGCATGAGTATGGTTTCCCTCACTTACCGTACCTGCCGAAGTTCCAAAATTTTTATTGAAACCGGTATTTTTTGAGAATGAATTTTCTTTTCCGTTAAGGGCACTCTGCAAATCAGTCTGGTCAGAAAGAGTCCCTGTTATAGCCCCCCAAGGTATGGATTCCGTACCTCCTACGCCAACATAAGTACTCCCTGACCACCTGTACAATCTATTGGTGTCCAGTGCAATATAAACCTTCCCAATCTCTCCCGTTACAGGAAAAGAGGCTAAATCGTCAAACTCTAAAACATCGTCTACATATGAGGGTAAATAGGAAGAGTCTATAAGTGATGAACCGTTTAGTGGCACATATCCATTTGCTTGGCCTTTCTCTGACAATAATTGGTACCCTGATAACAGAGTGTCTGTTTCAGTGTCAGTGTAGTAGTCATCAAAACCTGTATAAGACGCCAAGTCGGTTATCTCAGATGTAGTATGAGTATGGCCTAACAAAGAGTAGAAGTCGTCATAATCCTCCTCCATTGCAACCACCTCGGCAGTCCTTCCAAATACGGAGGACACTCCCGCAAGTATCGTTCCCCACACCCCGTCCCCCCTTAACCAAGTTGAGGAGCTGGCCGTTCCAGCAGCATTTATATCAGAAATGTCTACAGATAGTAGGTAGTCCTGTAGGTCCGTAATATCCGCCTCCACATGAGTATGCGCCAACGGAGTCCTTGCATCAGATAGACGGGAGTCGTCTGTATCTATAAGAGTTGCATCGGATATAAGAGAGTTTAGCTCCGACAACGTATCTATGTCCTCCGGCAACAGGTAGTCCTGTAAATCAGTTATATCCGACTCTACGTGAGTATGTGCTGTAGGTGCGTCCCCGATGAACATAAAGTCTCCGTCGGATAGAGAATTATTAAACTGTACCTTTGTCCCAGAAATACCTACAATAGAAGTTTGGTCCCCAGTGTTCGTTCCTGTAACCGCATCCAAAGCGGCGCTCCAAGCCTGTACCGTAGACCCTATATCGGCTGGTAGTAGATAATCTTGTAAATCTGTTATGTCCGACTCTGTGTGGGTGTGTACCAGAGCGGCGTAGAACGAAGAGTAGTCTCCAAACTGACCAGTTACTGCTCCGGTCCTGCCGAACACGCTGAACACACTGCCTACTCCAGATGGGGGTACCATTACCCAAGAATTATCCTGCCTTAGGTAAGGCTGGCCGTCAGCGGGAGCGTCTGTGAAGTAGCCATAGCTGGGCAATAGACCGAAGACCGTGTCTATCCTATATGACTTTGTTATCCTTCCATCTCCTTGGTCGGACCCTACTAAGAACGAAGATGCCTCTGGTACGGTGTCAAAAACATAGACGTTGGTATTTTTTATCCGCGCCATGGTTGATTATTTTTATGAAGAGCTATTCTCTTCCGCTACATAAGTAAGTGTGCCCAAGAAGTTTCCTGTGTACAATCCGTTGTTCTGTATTCCAATGTTTCCGAAATTGTCTACGGTAACAAATATAAATCCATCTGACTCTCCAGAGTATATGTCATTTCCTATAGATACCCTAACTTGTTGATACGGCCTAAAATTTTCCGGAAGAGGTGCGTCGAATAGTCCGGAACCGGTTGTGGGTGCTGCGGATATCGTTATATTAAAAAATATTGTAACAACACGTCCGTATTTTGTGTACGACACTGTGCTGTCAGAGAAAGTTGGGTCCATATCAACTCCGAAAGGCAGGCTCGTCCTCTCGACAAACTCCGGGGCCCCTAAGTTAAGGACATCCGATATCTTATAATTACTAGTCCTTAAAGAATTTTCCGCGTCCGTCCCTATAAGGTAGTCGTCCGCAGAGACCGATTCGTCATATGGATACCTCTCTGTATTCTCTATTCTTGCCATCTTTTATTTTCTAAGTCTTATTTTCCAAGTTTTTCCCAACCACGCTCGGCCCTCTGTGTCGTAAGATATGGATATAGTGTTGTCTCTTTTGTTCTGTATAATTATATTACCTTTTAGCACCGGCCTGGTACTTATCCCGGGCAATGTGGGAACTCCTGCCTCTGCCCCTATAAATACTTTTGTCCGTGTTTTTATCTCTACGCTGTCCTTTACTGTTATATAGTAAGGCTTTGTGGTATATTTTACCGACTGTTCCAATAGTTTTCCTCGGGTCTTACTGTAAACATTTATCGTCTGTAGGGTATCCTCGAATTTTTGATTGTATTCGTTTATCCTTATGGCCTCCCTGAACATACTATCCTTCTGGATACTGTCCCTTAATTTCTTGTACTCTCCGTAATACACCGAATCTATCTCCTTTACCTTTACTGAGTAAGGAACTGGTTCGTATACAGTGTCGAATACCTTTTCTACGCTGGGAACCTCTACGCGCACTTCTACGGGCACGTATTGCTTAATAGGCTCTTTTCCACACCCCCTTATCATAAGTATCGCCAGAACGCTAGCTATGGCCCAAGGGAGGTATTTAATATACTTTTTAACTTCTTCCATCGATATAATTTATTACTCCCTGACCTATTTTCTCGGCTACCTTTTTTTGAAAACTAACGTCTCTTAATTTTAAAAAGTCGGAATAGTTATCGAAAAATAATATCTCCAAAAGTACGGCAGGGCAGTTTGTTTCCCTTATTACTTTAAAACTGGCCTCTTTGTCCTTGTCCCCGTCGGATAGGTCGTACCTCAACTTCAAGCTCATTTCTTTATATAGTCCCTCAACTGAATCCGCTATGTCCTCTGCCAAGAAGTCGCTCTCTGTTTCTCCTTCTGTAGTAAATATCTCAAACCCCGTAGCGTTGTGGCTAGGGGAGGCGTTGCAGTGTATAGATATGTAAATAGTCTCGTTTTCGTTGTAGTCGTTAGAAAAAGAAACCCTTTTGTATAGAGGCACGTCCTTAGGGTCTTCCGGTCTTACGGTAAAAAGTACCCTACAAGTACTGCAATCTATTAAAAAGTCGTACAAGTGCTTACTTATCTCCCTGTTTATCTTTCCCTCGTAGGCTACCTCTCCATTATCGTGCTTGAACATTTTGTCCGGAGCGGTGGTATATCTTCCGGAACTATTTATCCCGCCATGGCCCGGGTCGAGTATTATATTCCTTACCTTCATCTTTCTAGTTCTTTACTATAGTCCCGTACTTCCTTTCGTAGTATGCCAGACTTGAGCTTTGCTTTGCTATAAAAGCCTTCTGTTCTTGGACTATCTCCTTAAGCTCTTGATTTATTACCCTAAGGTGACCTATCTCCTCTTCCAGTCTTATCATGGAATTTTTAAAGGATTGCTCCAAATCTGTTATCTGCTGCTTGTACCTGTTGGGGAGGTCTGTAAGCATCTCTTGGTAGATATCCACTTTTTTTTGTAGATTCTCTAGTGAAATGGTCTCTTGGTTTTTTTCCTCCCTCTTAAGGTTTAAAGTGTGAAGTATCTTACCCTTACTAAACCATACCACTACTGCGGTGATTGCGGGGATTAGGTAGTCTTTTAGGTCTTCGAAGTTCATAGTTATGTAGTATTGGTGTGTTGGTTATTTCTTCTTTCGTCCCCCTTCGCCCTTCCTCCCCCGGTTTGTTTTGGAAGATACGAAACTGTTTGTAGCATGATCAAAATCCTTTCCATTAATGTTTTGGCCATTTTTTTTAGCGGCATACCTTTTAGAGCCTGATTCGGACCTTTTCTCTTTCTGCTCCGGTCTGGCATTGACCTTTTTATCCGTTGCCGCTTTTTTGCGCCTTGCTGCCGGATTGTCCCTATAATATTTCGCGGAAGCGCTTAAATCTTTAATTTTCTTTTTTGGTGGTGCCATAGAACAAATATACAATAAAAAAAGGGAATCTAAAAGACCCCCTTTGGTAATTATTACTTCGTACCCGTACAATGACCTTCGCTGAGGCTCGGTCAATTCGTTGCTGTGTACGAGGGCGGAGAAATTCCGATAATCCCTTCACTTTTTGGAAAAAGGTTGGGGTCGTCCAGCTCATTCCAATCGATTGGAATTATTCCATCCGGACCTTCTTTACCTTCCTCTAAATTCATTACGTACTGCTTTCCAAATCCTTTCATTTTTTCCATATTGATTATTTAACCGCTGTTCCTTACCTTTTCGTTAAACACTTTAAACAAATCTACCAACTGCTGGTCCCTCTTGCTCCTACTCCTCACTATTACATTCCTCCTCTCACTCATCGGTATCTCCTCTTCCAACATGCACATCCTGTGTATCTTCTTCACAAGCTCGTTGCCTTTATGGCTAAGTACGTAATAGCTCTTCGACCCGCTTTTGTTCCACAGGGACACCCAGCCATCCTCCTTAATCTTCCTTAAAAGGCTGTACTCGTTTACTCCCATCTCCTTCAATGCCTTATTAAACTGCCCTGCCGTAAATATGTGAAGGGGGTACAGGTAGAAAAGTATGTCTAGGTTTCTCGAGGTAATACTATAGTTCCTTTTAGCCCAAAACTTTATTAATGGCAGGTACTGCAAAAAGTTGTACTCCATGTTCGAGACCCTTACCTTTTGCTTGTAATCCTTCTGTTTCTTTAACGGCATCCTTTTAAATAAAATATCCTTCTCTACACTTTCGTGTATGAACCCTTCATACCTTCTTCTCTTATTAAGCCTGTCTTCCAGTTCCATACCTGCAAAAGTAATAAAAAGATTCGTAACCTCCAAATAAAAAGCCCCCGTTTATGTCGGAGGCTTTGTAAAAAATAAATAGTAAGTTAAAAAATAGACTAGGAATCTGCCGTAGGTGTCAACGTATACACGTCCCCGGCCTTTTCGATGTCCCATACAAATGTTTCGAAGGGAGTGAAGCCCTTTAACGTTACGTCTGTGTATACTGCGTCGCCACCTCCTCCTGTAAGGGTAGCCCCGGATACGGAGATAGTAGTGTCGCCGGTATCTTCTGCCAAAGTTACGGCATTGCCGGCCTCGCCAGATACGGTAGTAGTGATTGTAACCACCCCAAGTGCTGAGGTTGCTGATACGTCTCCTAGAGTTCCTTCCCTATCATCGTTGTTTATCGAGTCGGCCAAATCGGCTGCATCCACAGTATCGGTACCATCTATTGAAAATTCAGTATTATCTGCCTTAGCCCCGGTAACTGCGGTATAGACCAATCCGTTTATGGTAACAGTATCGTCGGCCAAAGCTGTGGCCAGTGTAACTGTCCCAGAGGCGAATCCAGAAACGGCTGCTATATCCTCCAACTTGTCCACGAACTTAAGTGCAGCTAGGGCCGACCTTACGGTGTGGGCATTTGCATTTGCAACTATTTCAATATCCAATGGCCTTCTCGCCGATAGGGCCGGATTTTTATATAGTCCGGAATTGAGTGTAATTATCTCGGATACAAATGCCAGTGTGTAGGTTCCGGTAGCTATTGTAACATCCCATAGAGAGCTGTTGAACGGGTCTGCGGAAGCTCCTTTTACATTGGTGTAAGCTCCGTCCGCAACCTCGTCCTTCTGCATCTCTGCAATTTTATAAAGTGCGCCTTTAAGGCTCTCTATTGCCACGGAATCACCGGAAGGTGCTTCTATATTTATGGCCGGTAAGTAGGTCAGTGCGTTTTGTTTTAATGCCATCTTAGTTTGAGTTTGCTGTTGTTGTTAGTGTGTACAGGTCCGCTAGTTTAACAACGGTCCATTCGTATGTTTTAAAAGGAGTGGAGCCCCTTACAGGAACTGCTGTGTATGTAGCGTCACCAGTAGCCCCCGAACCTGATTTGGCCACCCTGTCCTCTACTTGCTCGATAAAGCTGAGTACTGCCAAGAAAGACCTCATGGTACAGTTGTTAACTGTGCTGGTCTTTAGGATATCCACTGCACGTCTTGTTGACAGGGCAGCAAGCCCTACTCCCAAGTCCTGACTGGATACCTCGGATACGAAAGTACATGTATAGGTCTCACCTGAACCGGAGATTACTATATTCCATACTGATTTATCAAAGGGATTGTTCCCTACCGCCACTTCCGCATTGTACGTCCCGTCAGCCCTTGATTCGGACTGGAACTGCGCAATCTTGTTGGCCAGCCCCCTGAACGCCTCTACGGACGCTGCCGCGTTACCTGTCGGAAGTACTAAATCCACTTGTGGTAGATAGGCCAATGCCGCTATTCCTTTTGCCATTATTATGTGTTTTTATTTGTTACACAACAAAGATAGCAAATCTATTTTAATAGGTTTTGACCCCTATCACGAATTAAGTATGCCCTTGACTACCTTGTTCGTGGTAATACAGTGTCTTATGTACCCCTCTACCGTTTCGGCGTCCGTAAAATTACATTTGGACAACAGCATCGTCTTTATCTGGGAGAGCTGCTTAGGGCTCTTGTCTATCAATCTGGATATATCTAGGCTCATAGGGTTTGACTGTAGTTTATTATCCATTTGGCATCTTTTTCTATCGTTATTATCGGGTGTTTCCTGAAATCTATGTACGCCCCTCCGCATATTACATCACAGGACACGGAAGGCGGAACAGGACGCTCGCCACAATTTGTAATAACGTCCCATAAATCGTCTCCCCTTGAAAAAATGGTAAAATTTGGGCTGGTCGTCATAATCCTTTTCCCCTAACTACCTTAATCATCTTATCCTCTAAATCCTTGGCCAAATCCATTTGGTTGTATGGCACACTTACGGAATGGGCACTTACTTCTATCACCCTCCCGTCGCCGTTGCACTTGGTGCAGGTTGCCCACTCCCAATCTCTAATCCCGTAATTTTCCTTTTTACCACTGCCTTCGCAGGAAGGGCATAATTTAATCGTTATCATATGCTTATTTTTTGGTTATACTTCCGTCTTTCCGGCCCCACCCCGGCATATTCTGCCAAGACCGTCCGCTGACCCACGGGCAAGCTTTTCCTTGGCCCTTGACACTATGTCCAAAGAGTAATCTATAAAGTCCTGCTCGTCCTCAAAACTGGTCACCTCCCCAAGAGCCTCCGTGAACGCGGACGAAAATTCGTCCAGTGTGTACCTATCTACCCTCATTTCTCGTAAAGGTCTATGAGGTTGGACACCTGAATGGGATAAAACCTATTTCCCCTTGAGGTCTTAAAGCCACCTTTGTTTAACGCATCCGCAATCTGCTTCAAAGAGTTCTCCGACCTCATCCTAGACGCCATAGCGTACGCCCTGACGTTGTTCTGGTCGGATATGGCCTTGGCCCTCCTGGTCCTCTTGGAACGCTCCCTAGCCTCGTCCGAGAGGTTTTGGGGATTACCTAAGGACGTTATCCTTTTGCCTTCCTTAGTGATGTGGAACCCCTTGGATTCTATATTGCCCTTAATCTGCCCAAGGGCGTCCCTCACGCGCTGTCGTGTCTTGTCCTTCTCTTCCTTGGCGACGAGGAACTTGATGTGTTTCGAGAAGGTGGTATCGTGTGGCGAATCCGCCTCTATGAACGGAATCCCCTCTTCGTCCAGCCTTGCCATGGTCATGAAACCGGCCCGTGACAGCCTGTCGATACGGTGGACTATAAGGGTGGCGCCGTTTACCTTGCAGAGCTCAAGGGCCCTGTCGAAGCCGTCCCTTACCGTGGCTCCTCCGCTGACAATCTCTTCCTCTATGGCTATAAGTATCCCGCCATAGTTTTCTATGAACCTCCTTACCGACTCCCTCTGTACCTCAAGGCCTATTCCATCCCTTTGGGACTCGGTACTGGCACGGTAATAGGCTACGTATTTAATGTTTTCCATAACTAAAAGGGTTTTACAATCATTGTTACATTACCATCACTTGAGCGAAATCCTTTAGAGGAGTAAGGGGATATTGCTAATTCCGCTATATGCTCGTCAAAAGTTATAGAGGTTATAACCCCCAAGTCAGTAATAAAAATTTCATGGTCTGGACCAAGTATAGAAGCTTTTGACGAGCATATAGCGGAATTAG